CGCCTCGAACGCCAGGATGATCTTCAGGTTTGCGGAATCGTGCGGCTTGATACTTCGCGCGCTGCGCTGCCTTCGCCTGCGCTATGGTCTCGATCCTGTGGTGGTCGGGGCACAGCCATTCGAGCCATCGGAGATCGTGAACGTCTCGCTTGATGTGATGAAGTTCTTTGCCTGGACGATCACATCGAACACCGTTCGTCTTGCGCTCGCACCGTCCGCCTGCACGTGCACTGGCCTGCTTCCGGAGTGAGGCCCAGTTGGAGGGCAGCTCGTCACGGCGCTTCGTCTTCCACCCTGCCACTACCCCACCGCCCCTGCACTAGTGCCACCCCAGTATGCGGCTACCCAGGGTGCCTGCATCCTCTGCCCCTACCCAGGGGTCGATGCATGGCGTCCTCTCGATAGGTGAACCGTCGTGCTGTCACCCGGCCGCGACCGTATGGCCGCACCGGATCCGTCTATACCCTCACCGTGCTCGCACCGCTCCACCCGTATGGTCTGTCGGCGGCCCCGGTGAGGGCAGTCTCTATGTCCCCCGGTAACCTTCACCCCTACTGCCCGCAGGCTCGAGGATGCCGGCTAGGGGCTGCTGTTCTTCGACGCCCACCCCACTGCCACCCGCAGGTAGCACGTTCGTGTCGCATCTCTTCGCTAATGTCCAAGCCATGGAGTTACTCGTCATGCTGATCGTGGTCGGCGGTATCGTCGGCGTGGGTTGGTTCATCTGGCAGCTGTTCGCTGACTCGTCATCCGCACCGAGCACGCCACCACCTCAGCGGCGCGTGAGTGCCACGGCGAGCGAGCCGACGGCATCGGGGCCGAAGAAGACCGCCCTGCAGCTCGCACGCCAGGTTCGCCGCGACCACCCGCACGGCATGGATGCCCACGACTTTGTTGGCCTCTGCTACGCCCACGGCCTGGAGCCGCAAGACGTTGACCGGCAGATCGACCAGCTCGATGCCGACGCGCAAGTGCGACCCTCACGAGTGAAGCTCGATGGCCTCAACATCATCGACCTCACCGAGCTCGAGCCGACGCGACTCCGCATCCGAGGCACCGCCAACTACATCCTCGACTCGCATCGATCGAAGCTGATCGCTACGCAATGGCTACTCATCCGAGAACCGAAGAACGTCCACGATACGAACGCGGTCGCCGTGCATGCCCTCGATGGCCGCAAGGTCGGATTCGTGTCAGCTGGCCGCGCCGCGCTCATGGCACCACTACTCGACCAGATGGACGGCGATGCTTACCTCGTCGGCGGCGCAGGCGCTACACCCGAGACGATCGCACTCCACGTCGACCTGCCCCGCATCCCCCAGCTCAGGGAGTTTGCGAAGCGCTGACCTGAAGTGTCACGTACGTCTGGCTCAGGCTAGGCCCGTCCAGCGCGTCCACGACACGGCGCAAGAATGCCGCTTCGTTGTCCGACACCTCGATGCGCGCCACCGTCTCGTTACCGTCACCGGGCGGGACGAGCGTGATCTCAGCAAGCATCACGCCTCCTCCTTCAGTTCGCGGCCGTCGAGACTGTGATGCGCGAGCACCCAATTGATCGATCCGTCCTCGCACTCCATCGGCAGCGTCTCCGGCCCGCAGACGCAATCCTCTGAGGTCTCGTCGTGCTCGATGAGATCGTTGATCGGCGTCACATAGCTGTCGAACATCGCTGCCTCTCGAAGGTCTAGCTGAAGATCGTGAAGTCCTGCATCCGCAAGCCACGAGCGTCTACCGCGAACGCGACCACGCCAGGATCGGCGTCTACGCCTGCGCTCTTGTTCTTGAACCAGCTCGAGCCGCCGTCGAGAGTCGGTAGGCGGATATGCCACGCGGGAATCACTCGACCGTCGGCTGTCGGCGCTTGCCCATCCTGCTGCAGCGTTGCGTGATGATAGTGCCCAGTTAGGCGAACTGCGGCGTCGCGGAACGGCGAGCGCAAGTCTTTCGCCTGCATCGCCATCCACTGCGCCTCGTGGCCAGGCTTGCACTCCTCGCCGTGCGCGAGCGCGATCTTCACGCCGTGCACCGTCACGCCGACTGCTAGGTCGTAGTCCGTGGCCGGCGTGATCAGCTCGACCGGGATCGCAAGATCCTTCGCGCGCTGCACGGCATTCCGTACCGAGTGGAGGCCGAGATCATCCGACGGCTTGCCGATGGCCTGGCCGTTCACTCGCCACTGGCCGTGGTTCGACGGCACCGCGAGAACGATGATCGGATGCAAGAGGTCGTGGCGTGCCGTGACCGCGATCCAGTCGAACACCATCGAGGCATAGAGGTCGAGCTGCTGCGTCAGACTGAGGTCATTCGACCAGTACGCCTTCGGGCCACCGCTGCCACCGCTCGACTCGAACCCCTCGATGCCGTCACCGCCAAGCGCAATGATCGCGCGCTGCGGCCGCTTCGCCTTCAAATACTCGTCCCACGCAGCCTGCGCCGACTTCACTCGCACGATGAGCTCCGGAGTGCCGCCGCGGTGATCCGTCTTCCCTGCTTGCTCGTCCGACGGGGCCACGACCGCCGTGAAGTCATGCGTTGCCCGGCTCGTCGCATAGCTGCGGAAGATGTCCCGACTCATGAGCAACGGCAGGTCGATCTTGTCGCGACGCTTCCGGAACTCGCCCTTGTACGAATGCAAGGTCACAACGTCACGGTCACCATCGGCGGTGCGCTTCGACTGCTGCCATGCGTTCGCGCGGAATGTGTCACCGACGACCTCGAACTGTTCCGGGTCAACGCCGATCTTCACGAGGATGTCGTCCATGCCACGAACTGGCGCGTCCATGACGATCTTGCTGAACTCGCCGCCGTGTGGCCCGATCGACCACTCGCCCTTGACCTCGTGGGCTTGGAGTTCGTCAGCGAGACTCACAGCCACTCCTCCGACTTCCGCCACTCCCGGAACTGGTTGTACTCCAACGGGTAACCGTGGCGTCGCACGATGCGGTGCAGCTCGGCGTGAGTCCGCGTAGTGTCCGCGACCGTGTTCAGGAGCGCCTCACGATCGACCGGCGCGAGCTCCTCAACCCACGCTTGAGTGGCAGACTTCCGGCTGCTCGACTCCTTCACCGCGAGAGCTTCAGCGAGCGACATGACACCCCTTCAGGAAACGGCGAATGCCCCGCGCTAGAGATCGCCGGGGCATTCGTTGCTGCGTTCGTCCAACGAGAAAATGCCCCGGATCCTTAGAAAGATTCCGGGGCATTCACCACGTCAGTTGCTACGCACTGAGACTATCATGTTCCAACGGAAATTCGATGGACTTCTTTCCGGGCGAGTTCTCGAGCTGCAGCAGCCGGCGCAGCCGCTTCATCTCCTTGTGCCGGTAGCACTCGAGTATCTCGACCTCGCGGCCGTTGCTGCCGTCGCGCACGTCGACCTCGCCCGCGTTCACCCAATTGCGGATCGTGCGCTGCGTCACGTCGAGATACTTCGATGCGTCGAAGAAGTTCATCCACGCGCGGCCCGACATCACGAAGTCGCACACCGGGTTCGCGCAGCGCGCGTGATGCTTGTCAGTGTTGCCCCACATCGTGTACTCGCGGCAGCGCGGGCAGCGGCGCGGCGTCACCTCACCGATGCGAGCCTCGAGCCGCTCGACCGCAGGCACCAGCGACGCGCTAATGTCCTCGATCCAGTACTCCCATTGAGGATGGCCCTCGAGCTCATCCCACCAGCCGAGGAGGATGTTCACGAGCCTGCGCGCATCGATCGCCGCCAGCCACGGATCATCCGACACGACCCGCTGATACCGGAACCCGAAGTCCGTACGCTTCATCCCCGCACCGCCGAGGTCGGGCCGCTCGAGCACCAGATACTCCGCCTGCGCCTTCCACCAGAAGTCGATGCTCGCGACGATCTCGGCCATGATGTCCTGCAGGCGGTCGAGCTGACCGATGCCCGCGGCCTCCGGAATCTCGTTGCCGCGCGGCATGCCATCCGCGAGCATCGCAGACGGTGTGATGCCGGCCGCGACCTGCGCCGCCAGGTCAGGAACCTCGCTCAAGATCTTTCGGTAATCGGTCACGGTGTCACCACCCAATCTGCGGCCTCTCGCCGCGTCCTGAATCCGTTCTTGACTCTTCCGCCGAGCTTGATGCCCCGCCACGGTGCCGTCGACTTGACCGGCTCGTACTTGTCCACGAACCCCCGATGGTCGAGCGGCTCGAGGAACCCCGCGAACACGTTGCCGTCGCGGTCGATGCGCGTCCGCTCGATCGTGCCGTTCATGCCTGCTCCTCCAAGATCAGCGCGAACTCCTGCGCGAGATCCGGGCAGAGCGCCTGCGCGACGCGCAACGGCGAGTATTCGCGGCCGCTGCCGCGCCACACTCTGGCCCCCGCATCGAACTGCAAGACCTGCCCGCTGCCGTCCATCACGGCCTCTCCATGCCGAGCACCTGCGAACATCTCCCACATCGAGCGCGCCTCCCGCATCCGCGCGTCCCGGCTCATACCTCCACCTCGTCAAACCCGAGGTCGACCTCGCTACTCAAGATCGCGACGATCCCGATCTGGTTGTGCCGCGGCGCATCCGAGAACACCGTCACGTATCCGTTCTCGTCCTCCGAATCCGTCGCGAGCGTCGACGCCACGAACGCCCAGTCCCCGAGGAGATGCTCGCGGTACTCCATCAGCACCGGAGCCACGGCAGCCGCGATCGCTTCGTTCAGTGCCTCGATCTGAGTCTTCATCGCTCCACCACCGGTTCTGGCGACACCCAGCCGAGGAACTCCATGTCCGGCATTGGTGCCCAATCAGCATTGAAATCTCCGATGGCCGACGCGACCTTGACCATGCTCTCTCCCATGCCTTCCAAGGTGCGGGCAGCGCGGCCCGCGGCCGTCGCGAATAACCGGTAACACTCGTCGGTAACCAGCATCGGATCACCAAAAACATCGTCCTCACCGGTTCGCGGATACGGATCGCCCAGCCCGTCGATCAACTGCTGCACGTCCAACTCGAGCTCCACGTACACTCTCGAGCGTCGGCCGCGCGCACGATCCTTCATCCGCGGGAAGTTCTCCCGCGTCCGCGCCAACTGCCCCCGGCTCATCCCTCGACCTCCTGCCAGTCGTTCTCGCGCCGCTTGAAGTCCTCCAACGACGCGCGACCTCTTGCCTCTGACTCACTCGCGAAGAGCGCCCTCGACCACTTCCTCGGCAACTGACAGATGGGCTTCTCCCACACCGATACTTCCTCGAAGTTGTAGATACGCTCGCCGTTCTCCAACTCAGGCTGAAACATCACCTCGCCGTTGCCGTTCATGAACTTCACCGCAGCCATGTCGCGCGCTCCTTCTCTACGATGCGCTCGAGCTGTTCGACGGTGAGGCCGAGCAGCGCGACCTTCTTCGCAACGTGGATCGCCTCGTGACGGTCGTATCCGAGCGCCCACATCTCGTAGAGGAAGGTGTTTACTTCGGCCGTCCGCTCGATCACATCATGCGCTGCGTGGCGCATCTCCCGGTACGCGCGCTTCTCCTGGCCAAGCCAATAGCCCATGACCAGGTACGCCACCGCGCACACCAGCATCAGCGCGCCGGCGATGCACATCACGATCTCTGCTGTGCTCACTGCTCTCCACCTTCCAGAATTGCGATCACGTTGCCCGACAACACATGCGCGGCCGGCGGCCACGTCTCGCCGTGCTCCATCTCCTGCTGCTTCAGATACTCGAGCGCAGCCTTCACCCGAGCCTGCGCCGCGCCCTCGTTCTCCACGAGCTCACGCGACAACTGCTCGATCTCATCCTCGAGATCGCGCATCTCCTCCAACAGATATTCGACCGTCTCACTCACGACTCCATCTCCTCCGGCTTGTAGTGCTCGAACGCGAACCGCCGCAGTCCGAGCGCCGTGTTCCTCCACTCGTAGCGGCCCCAGTTCGGGACGATCACCGACGGCTCACGACGCGCGACCGGAACGATCTCCCCATCCCGCGGGCCACCCCACAGCTCGACCTCACCCGTCTCGCTCATGCGCCGGCCTCCCCATCGAGAATGTCGAGGATCCGCGCAGCGTTGACCATCACCACGCGGTCACCGTCCGGCAGCCGCAAGGTCGCGAGCTCGCGGATGCGGTTCAGCTTGAGATCCGAAGCGTCGGCGCGCACCTTCGAGTCGAGCGCCCGCGTCAGCTTCTCCGCCTCCCCCATCCGCAGCGAGTAGCTTCCAGCCGTCGAGTTGTAGCGCCACGCGCGGAGCTGCTCGTTGTCATTCATTTCCGCTTCGAGCTGCGCGCGCAGGCTCACGGCCTCGTCAATCACCGCCACGAGGTCGACGTACATCTGCCGGAAGTTCTCGCAGATCTCCGCGGTGCCAGCTTCCTTCTCGTCACGCGCACGAGCCGCAGCCGTCAGATACGCGCGAGCACTCTGCTCCGACTCCCGACGCAGCTCCGCGAGCCGTTCGTCACTCAGTTTCTCGGTCACAGCTCGTCCCCTTCCCGGTACGGTGCGATCACTCGCGCCGCCTCAGCGCGAGCTTCTTCCTCCATGTGTTCCAACGCCTCAATCAGATCGTTCTTGGGAGACGTGCCGAGCGGCGTGAACTTGCGTTCGCCTGCATACCCGAACAGGGCGCGCATCCCGAACTCGGCATTTCCCACGCTCACAGTGCGGATCAGATTCCTAATCCGGTTCGCGTCACGAATCAGACCATCGTGACGACGTACTGCGTCCAGCACTCTCATGTCTCGTCCTCTTCTAGCGCGTACGCCATAGCCTCAGCCCACGTGCCGAAGTATTCGCCCCACTCCTTCATCTGCCTGACACCACACCATGTGACGGTTCTCATGCCCTGCCAGTCGCGCACGCGAAACACAAGCGCCCGCGTCTCGCTCCCGAACGCCTCGACGCCGCGGTAGACGCCTGCTCTCGCCCGAGTCACGACGACACCCCTCGCTCGATGACGACAGGCTCCACGAACTGCAAGCGCACATAGTCTTCGTAATCACGCGCCTTGTACTTGTTCGTCGGCTCAATCAGCCGATCCATGAGTGACCGCACCGTCTCATCCGGGTCAACCTCCACCGACCGCCAGACAGTTTCCGCGTGGTCTCCCATATTCACGCCAACCCGAACAAACAAGGCGTCGATACGGTCAGGTTCACCACGATCTTCCTCAGTGATGTAGCGGATCATAGAAAATCGCCTCTCTCGATACGGTCAGCACGGTCGCGCAGCTTCCGAATCACGTCGCCAACGATTGTGATTGCTCCGTGTTCCCATTCCCGAGTCCTCACGCCGATTCGGTACGCCCTGTCCCACCCCGGCAAGTCCTGGAAGTTCGAGTCCAGGTCATCCGCGGCCTCCCGCAGCACCTCAGCACGCACCTTGGCGTCATGGTCACGAAGCCAACGGTTGAACGCGAGCCGATCCGATGCCTCGAAAGTCGCCAGAACTTCCTCTGTCGTCGGCCATGCGTTCATGCCTGCTCACCCCCGAACACTGCCGTGAGTACCACGCGAACGTTGTCCTCGGCTGCGTCGAGCTGGTAGGCGATCGGTAGCGTATGGAACTGCTCCACGGTCGCCACTGCGGCCTGCTCGATCACTTCGGCGGGCGGGTCAGCGAGCACCGCGAGCACCGCGTCAGCGATCCCCTCGACCTCAACTGAACCCACCGCGTAGTACTGCGTTGACACGTCCTGCTCGACCGCTTCCACGATCCGGTCACGAAGATCAGTCATCGTCGCCCACCGCCTCAGACGGCTTGCATGCGTGCTCTGCCTCGATCCGAAGCCGTCGCGCTGCATCCTTCGGCGTGTGCCCGTCCCACATCGGGGCCGTATCAACCTCTGTCACCTTGAACAACCCCCAGTGTTTCGCCTCGTAATGGTTCGATACCTGCCCCGCCGGGAGTTCCGCTGTGACGATGAACCATCCACCGCCGAAACATTCCTCGCCGTCACTGTGCCGCCACGACTTCACAACTGGGATACCCGCCGCGAGCCAGCCGTGCGCGGCATGCGCGTTGTAGAGCATCCGGTACTCGTACAGCTCGTCGAACGTGTGGTATCCGTCCGAGGTCTCTCCAGTCACCGTGGCGGCTTCCCGCGCCCGATACTCGGACACTTCGCGCGCAAGCTCCCAGATGAGCGCGCCTACCTGCTCGGACGTGCCCATGGCCATGTCGCTGCCGAGAATCTCCGCGAGCCGTTCGTCGCTGATCTTGCTACTCATTCTTGTCTTCCTCCTTGTCGTCGGCATATCGCCATGCGTAGTAGTAGCCTTCCCAGATCAGATCCACCGGGCCGGACCTGAGCGGCGCTGTTGATCCCCCGTAGCACTCGAACGGGTCGTCAAACCAACCCTCAACCTGCGTGCAGTACCCCTGGTCCCGAAGCGTGTGGTTCTCCCAGTGATCCGACGTTCCGAACTCGCACCCCTCGTCGCACCAAATACGACAAGATGCACCTTCCGTGGCATCGCACACAATCGCCGCATCGATGCCACCGTCCCTGTCGATGGTCACCTCAATACGGTGCAGCCGGTCACTCATCGTTGTCTCCCTCGGTAGGCCAGAGACGACGCCCAGCAGTGATCAACTCGTCGTTGACGGAGTATTCGCCTAGCTGCGCCGTGAATGTTCCATACGTAGTTGCGATCATCGGCACCGGAGGCTTGCCCTCTACGGTGATCAGCCACACCCCGCCAGGCTGCGCATCCTGCCACGGCTTCGGTTCGGGGTGAGCGTCGAAGAACGCGCGCGCCGCGATCCCGTACTCGCTCCGGCTCTCCTCGACCTCCCATACTGGCTTGGTGATGCCGAGGCGTTCGTTCAGCACGTTCACAGAACGTGACCCAATCACGTTGTCACCAGCACGGGGCTTCACCACGAATTCCGGCGATGCCCGCCACCAGCCAAGCTCCTCGTCACGCTCCTCCTGGAACCAGGCTCGCAGCCCGTCGAGATCATCCCGGCTCGCGAGGCGGCCCCCGAACCACAGTTCACCGTCGTGCTCCGAGACATATGTCTCGCCGTTGTCAAACAGAATCGTGCTCACTTGTCGTCCCCTTCGTCGTCTAAACCTGATGCGTAGTGGTGGCAGCCACACAACGGCCACACCATCGAGCAGAGCGAGCACACCGGCCCGCGCCCGTCCATGTCGAACACGGGGCGGGCGTGATACATCGCGTACCGTTCCGCCTTCGCCACGAACCAGTCGGCGATGTCCTCCGCAGTCGGGTCGCCAGCGAGCAGCATCCGCACCTCGTCCACGACCTTCTTCGCGGCCCTCGGCATCGGCGGCTTCGACATCGGCGGACGAGACCCCTGCGTCACGATCATCGAGCCCTCGAACTCCGCAATCGCGGCCTCATTCCGCATCGTCGCTTCCGTCCGGGATGGTCCAAAACTTCAGGTACTCGGTCTGGATGACGGCGAGCACGTCATGTGCATAGTCGCCGTTGCCGGCGTCGTAGCCGCGCAGCTGCTTGCCGACGAACTCTGCAAAGTTCTCGGCGTCCAGCAGCCGCTCAAGCCGGTAGTTGCTAATCGGTGCCTCGCTCATTTCGGGGTCCTTCCGTAGTTGTTCCTCGTGGAGTCGGTCATCGATCCACCGTTGGTCGTTCGCCGCGTCGGCGGCATCCCACACATCAGTCATCAGTCGGCCCTCACTTCGAGTCGTGCCGCCAACTCACGCCGGTGTTCCCACTTGGTTCGGTCGTCGGCATCGCACGCTTGATGCGCCTGCCACGAATTCGTGACGGCATAGACGTCCGTCGCCGGCATCACCTGATGGTCGGTGCCGAGGTCGTAGACCGCGCTCACTCCGTTCCCCGATCCGTGATGACGACGGCCTCGAAGTCGTACGCCCACACCGCGAGGTAGACGTGCGCGACCTTGTTCGGTGCCGTGGCGAAACCGTGCCGCATGTCCGCGTCGAGCGCCGTGTACATGTGCTGCCACTCAGGGGCGACGTCGTTGTTGTTCCGGTACCGAACCAACGTCCCCACCGGGAGCGTGTGCGGGTTCTCAACCCGCTTCCAATCCGCCTGATACGTCATGCCGTCATCTCCTCGAAAATCTCTCGAAAGTCCTCGTCAAGGTGACGCTCACCGAAGCGAGCCTGAGTCTCCGCCTGAATGTGACGGTGGTGACAAGCGCAGCCGTTCCAACCGCACATGCCGTACTGACGCACGCCGCACTGCGCGCAGCACCGGGAGATCTTGTCAATGCTGCTCAAAATGGCACCTCGTCCTCGTAGTCAGACGGCCCAGGGAAGTCGCTCCACGACTGCTGCGGCGCGCCCTGCGATGCCTGCTGCGCCGGCTGCTCGTTCGCCCACGGCGGCCGCTGCTCCGACTGCTGCGGCTGCTGGCCCTGCTGCGCCCAACCATCCGAGCCCGACTTGCCAGTGGTGCGAGTGACCTGCGCCGTCGCATACCGAAGTGCCGGGCCGATCTCCTCAACCTCGAGTTCGAACGCCGTGCGCTTCTCCCCCTCGCGCGTCTCGTACGAACGCTGCTTGAGCTTGCCCTGCGCGATCACCCGCTGGCCCTTCTTCAGGCTCGACGCGATGTGCTCCGCGTAGTCGCGCCACACCGAGCCACGAAGGAACAGCGCTTCGCCGTCCTTCCACTCGTTCGACTTGCGGTCGAAGTTCCGCGGCGTCGAAGCGATCGTGAAGTTCGCAACGGCGATGCCCTGCGGCGTGTACCGAAGCTCCGGGTCGGCAGTCAGATTGCCGACGATCGTGATGAGAGTGTCCCCAGCCATTAGAACTCCACCCCCGGCACGTCGAGGTCAGTCGGATCTTCGGCGTACGAATAGAGCGCGTCGATGATCACCACACCGTCGAGGAGCAGCGCCTCAGCGATCTTCACCGCCGTCGCCATCTCCATGCGCGAATGCGCCGCACGAATCCGGGTCGCTAGCTCTTCACGAGCCCGCAGCCACTCCGCTGCCGTCAGCTTCTTCTCATCCATCAGTAAGTCCCCTCTCGAACCTCAGACCGGATAACCGCTACGGCCTCCGGGGTTATCTGCATTGCTGCCGAAATTTGTTGGTCATCCCACGACGTCGTACGAATCAGGCGCTCGAGCACAGCGCTCAAGTCCGGAACCCGCACGATTGCGGATCGGTAGTCGGAACGGATCGCGACGGTAGCCAGGTACTGCACGAGGTTCATGCCCTGCCGATCAGCTACGTCTTCAAGCACCGTCACGACCTGATCAGGGAGCTGAATGCTCTGCATGCCGTCCTCCTAAAAAATCTCTTCCTCGTCGTAATCCCGCGGCCCCTGGCCCTCCTCGTAATCCGCCAGCTGATCCGTGTACCTCTCCTGAGCTACCCAGCGGTCGTGGCGGCGGCGAGCAGTGCCGCAGGGGCCGCAGTCCTTGAAGGTGCCGTGAGGATGTTCTGGACATCCGAGCGGCGGTGCATCGATGAGCATCGGTCGTTCCGGTCGCTGCGGCGGGTTCTCGTCCCACGCTGCCCACGAGCTCGCTCGCGCTGCCTGCTCCTGCGCGACGCTCGCTCTCGCTCTCGCTCTCGCACGCTCCCGCGCACCCGCTCCCCCCACAGCCACGACATGTCGCGACAAGTCCTGATCCGGTGGCGGCGGGCACTGTGACGGCGGCACCGTCCGCATGTCCGCCTTCAACGGCGCGGCCAACGAGATCCACTCCCGCCCGTCGTCCGTCTGATACATCGTCAGGAATCCCGACTCCGCCAGCATCAGCACATGCTCGAGCACTCGATCCGTCGCCGCCTCGCCCGGATAGATCGCCCCCGCGATCAGCTCCGGAATCAGCTCGCACCTGCCGTGCGGATCCGTGTGGATCCACAGCCCCAACGCCGTCGGCCTCGCCTCCATCGGCGCTCTCAGGTACCCCGGCGAACGCAGGTCGCTCGCGCCGATACTCCGACTTCTCGTTGACGCCCTGCTCATTACCCCTCGCGAATCCCTCGAAAACCAGTTCCTTCATCAGCCCGAGGTGGTGTTCATTGACCTCGAAGCACTCCGTCCAGCCGCGGCCGTACGGCAGCGTGTGCCACGCCTCGACCTCCGAACCGAACGCGGGCAGGAACCAGCGACGAAGCGAACGCAGCGCCTCGCGCTCCCACGTCGCGTCCGTGTTGCGTGCGCAGATCAGCACCTGCGCGCCCGTCTTCACGAAGTTCTGGATCCGGCTGAACCGCCACGCGCGACCGACCTTGATTAGGTGACGGCCTTCCCCGAAGTAGTCGGGCCAGCCGACGACATAGGTCATGGCGTACTTCGGCATCACGCTCACGCTGCACGCTCCAATACGCTCGAGCCGATCCAGTGCGCCACGTTCACGCTCACCGCGTTGCCCGCGCCCTTCGTCGTCTCCGACTTGTTCGCCGCCGAGGTGTCGTAGCCCTCCCAGAAACGCTGCGCCCGCAGGTGCTCAGTCGGGCCGAGCATCCGGAACGAGACGTCCTCGAGCTCGAACGGCAGGTCGCCGGCGAACTGATCCTTCGGCCGCTCGCGAGTCGGCGTGACGAGCGCATGGTTGCCGCCCGTCGCCGTGATCGCGTGCGTCGGCTCGAATACCGAGGTGTTCACGTTTGAGTCGCTGCCGCGCTGCGTGTACTGCCGCGACAAGAACGAGCCCGGAGGCACGGCGACACCGTGATGGTTGCCGCCCGCGGTCACTGCCGAGAGCGCATCCGAGCCAGTGGCGCGCGCCGTCGACGTGCCGTACATCTCAACCACGTATGGAGGAACAGCCACACCGTGGTTATTCCCCGTTGTCAGCGTCGCGAGTGCGTCATCAACCGAGGTGCCCCGGTTGGATGCACGATTCATGACAACATGCGGCGGGAACACGAGACCGTCACCGATCTTCGTAGAGCGCGCCGGGAGCGGGCCACCGTCGAGCAGCTGCGCGCGACCTTCCGCACCACCGTGGTTCACCGAGATCATGTGCGGCGGCACGGCGAGCGCGTCACCCGACCCGCCAGCCTGGCGAGCCATGAGCGGCGACGCGGCGGCGTCCCACGCCCGGTAGTAGCCTGCCGGGTCGAGGTAGGCACGGTGTCCCGGCTTCGCCGCGTCCCACGTCTGCCCCGAGTGCGCGACGACCGCGGGCCGCGCGAACATGCGCAAGCCAACTTCGATGCGACGCATCGTCGCCGCGGCGAGCGGCCGCATCCCGAGCGCTTCACGGTCACCGATACGGATCCCGAGATCCGACCAGTCGATGACCGACGCGGCCGGCGCAACCATCGGCTCGACGGGCTGCATCGCGTGCTCGCCCGAGTCGCACACGTAGAAGTACTGGCGGCCGTACTTTCCGAACGCTGGCGCGCCCGGTGCCGGCTGCCGCTTCCAATGCTGGCGTGCCTCACCGACGCGCTCACACTGAGGGCAGTACGCGATCGGCCGCGGCGAGATCGGCGCGATCTCCCGGCCACGCGACAACACGATGTAGATCCGGTCACGCCACTGCCCAGCCGGCGCGTTGTCGGCCGAGTAGACATGCGCGGTGTTCGCATTCACGACCTGCCACGAGTAGCCGAGCGCTTCCCACGCCTGCAACCAGACGTTGAACAGCGGCCACGACGCGACCTCCGGAACGTTCTCGATCACGACGGTCGGGAACTCGCGAGCCTCCGCGGCGCGGATCGGATCCCACATCGTTGCGCGCGAACGCTCGCCCGCATCGCGCGGCAGCTCCGGCTCACCGAAGAGATCCGGCTCCGCCTGCGCAGCGATCCGCTTGCGGCCACCGGCCGGTGAATGCCAAGTGCATTCCGGCGACGCCCACAGCATGTAGACACCCTTCGGGAGGCGACGCATGTCGTAGCCCGAGAGATCGCCCTGCACGTGGTCGGCCTTGCGGTGGTTCGCCGCGTGCACGGCGATCGCCTTGTCCCAATGGTTGTAGGCCGTGGCGAGTTCGAAGCCCGCCTCCACGAGACCGCTCGAGGATCCACCGAAGCCCGCGAAGAAGTCGAGGAAGGTCGCACTCATGACGCCACCAACTCGAGGTTCTTCAGCGTGCCGTCGGTGCGCAGCTGACAGACACGGCCGTCGAGGTACGCGACCGGCGTCATCTCGCAGCGCTCACGAGTCTTCGCGTTCGTCGCAGCCTTTAGCACGCGCACGCCACGATCAATCAGCTGTTCGAGCATGCCGCCCGTCGCGTCTTCCTTCGCCCCGTTGCAGAGTCCGCAGACCGCGATCAAGCATTCCGGGCCGTTCAGCACGTCGGATCCGCCCATGCCTCGGTTCGCGCGGTGATCGGCCTCCGTCGCGAGGCCGAGGCAACCCGGCAGGCCGAGCTGACAGTTGTGGTTGTCGCGCGCAAGCACGAGCTTCTTCACCTTCGCGGGAATTCCCTTGCTCATGCTGCCTCCTCCTCGAACATGTCGAACAACGTCGGTACGGCGTGCGCCTCGTCCATCTCTCGCTGGTACATCACGGCATCCCTGAATGAGGTCGGGTTGAGCTCGGCGGCTCTGCCTCTTCTGCCCAGCTTTCGAGCGCGGAGCACCGTCGTTCCCAATCCTCCGAACGGGTCGAACACGAGATCGCCCTTGTTGGAGTAGCGCTCAATCAGGCGGTCAACAATGTCGAACTGGAGCGGGCAGATATGAAACTCGAGCTGACGGCGCGACTGCTCCCCGTTGAGGGTGAGCATGCGGTTCACGTCGTCCCACACGTCCGGCCGCCACGACCCAGGATCGAGGCTCTTGAATGTGGAGGGCAGGGCACGCTTGTCTGCGAGCATCTCGCCTACCTCGACGTGCTCTGCGAAGTCGTAGACGGTGCGCTTCGACTGCTGCTTGAACAGTCGCGAACGCTGCTCAGGCGGCAATGCCGCGAGTTCGTCACTCGACAGCAGCCGGTCACCCGACGAACGCCAATCCGCGGCCGCGTCCACCTGCCAGCGCGCGAGCGAATAGTCCTCGACGTCCTTCACAATGCGGTCGTCGGCGTAGCCCTTCGAACGATCCGACTGAGGTTTGTGGAACAGGATGATGTACTCCGGCGAACCGACGCCCATCTTCGAGCCGTCCTTGCGCATCTCCGTATAGCCGAGGCGATACGTCTGGTTGTTCTCGCGCACCACGTCCGTGGTGACGGTGATCATGCCCATGTAGTCGAAGCCGTGCTTCATCCCGTGCACCGCCGCCTCCATATGGAACGGCGACACCGTGGGGATGCCCGCGCCAGTGACCGCACCGAACTGGATACGATCCTTCACGTGGCAGGCGTAGATACGACCCGGCTTCAGCACCCGATACAGGTTCGGGGTGAGGTAGTCCATCTGCTGCCAGAAATGGTTGTTGTCGTCCGTGTGACCGAAGTCGTTGTACGACGGCGTGTACTCGTAGTGGTTCGAGAACGGGATGCTCGTGACGATGAGGTCGACCGAGTTCTCGTCCATGTGGTCGCGCGTTTCGAGCGTGCAATCGTTGAGCGCGAGCTTCCACCCGTCGCCCTCTTCGACCTTGCGCTCGACGCCCATCGCTCGCGTGAGCGCCTGCGAGATCGCGGCCGGGTTCAAACCGAACTCGCGGATTACGTCCGACATGGTGTCGGTCAGGTGGTCGTGCTCGTTCCACTTCTCCACGAGCACATCCCGGACTTCGGATTCAGTGAGCGCGTAGATGAGGTGCACGGTGCAGGCGTGCTGCTGCCCGAACCGCTGGATGCGGTGCACCGCCTGAATCGTGTCGTTGAACTTGTAGGTGACGCCGACGAACACGGCGACGTGCGCCTGCTGCAGGTTCATGCCCTGCCCGAGCATCACCGGCTTCCCGATGAGCGCGTACGTCTCGCCGTCGCGCCACTGATCCAGACGACGCTCGGCTTCCACATCGTCAAGCCCGCCGTGCACCGATGAGAACGTGAATCCCGTACCCTTGAGCGCGCGCTCGATCGCGTCCTGCTCCGCGTTCAGATCGCACCAGATCACGATCTGCCCGTCATCCGACGCGTGATGCTCCGTGACGATACGCATCATCTCCGCCACACGGTCATCGATCGTGTCGCGCTTCTCCCGCGCCGCATCCGCGAGCGACTTCGCGCCGCCGCGCACAAGCACCGCCTGCCCGTCACGATCTACTTCCTCAGACAGCACCGACACGTCTACACTGCGCCAATCCACGGCGAGCTCCGGCAGGTCGTAGCCCTCATCCGAGAAACCAAGATCCGAAGGTCGCTGCACGAAGCACGCCCACGTGTTGAGCCAGAGATAGAATTCGGTTTCCTTGTGTGGGTACAGGCGGAGGTTCGCCGCCTTTGTGGAGTCGCGCTGGAAGAACCGCGTTAGCGCCTGGCCAGTGTCCATGATTCCGAGGAAGCCGGCGTAGTGGATGAGCTCCTTGTGACGGTTCGGAGACGGTGTGGCCGTCGCGACGAACCGGTACTTGACCTCATCGAACATGCCAAGGAATTCCTGGTACGTCTTCGAGCCGTACGAGCGCAGCACCGATGCCTCGTCAAGCGACACCGCATCGAACGCCGACACCGGCAGCTTCCCGTCGCGCACGCTCTCGTAGTTGGTGACGTACAGGCCCGGCCCGAACTCGCCCGCATCCTCGAGCGACCGGATGAACTTCACGTCCATGCCGAGCAGGTTGCGTGCGTCGCGGATGAACTCGCCGCGCACGCCGAGCGGCGCGACGATCAGGCCACGGCCGCCGCGTGTCTCGCTCGACTCGTGAGTGAGACACAACCGCAGCGTCTCGAGCTGCATCACCGACTTGCCAAGACCGAACTTCGCGAAGATCGCGCGCCGGCCGCCAGCGACTGCCCACTTCACGATCGCGCGCTGATGCGGTTTCAGGATCTCCGACACCTCAGAGTCCGACACCTCAAACCCGAAGCGCTTATCGAAGGCGACCTTCTCGCGCAAGAACTGCTCGTAGTCGGCCGCCGGGTTAGTGAGGAACGACTGCTCCAACAGTGCGCTCATTTCATCTCCTGCCTAAAGTTTGCGTTCACGCTGCGCAGCAGCTCGACGTCGCGGCCCAGCGCGCGATCCCAGTCCTTTGCGTACTCGAGCGCGAGCCACGCGACGTCGCGCGCTTCTTCGGCCTCGCCCACACGATCGTCAGCAGCGGCGAGCTTCTGCCGCTCCGACACCGACATGCCGTCGTACTTGTCCGCGAGCTCGAGCGTCACCTGCCCGGTGATCACGCGCAGATCGCGTTCCGCGGCCTTCAGCTGCATCTTCGCGTCGCGCAGCGCGCGCGGCGCGCGAGCCACCTTCTGGCGTGCGAGGAGCAGCGCGCCCGCAGCCTGCGCCGGCGTCGGAAACAACGCGATGAGCTGATCCTCATCGATGTTCGCGATGTCCGACGCGACCAGCTCGATCGGCCGCTCGACAACTTCACCCGTCTCCGGGTCGATGAACTCACTCACTTGCGGCCACCCTTCGCGGGCCGAGCGTGACGGGCACGCTCGTCTTCGTTCGCGCGATCCGCGAGACGCTGCATGGCCTCGTTCAGCTCGCTGACGTCCTTCATCAGGTCGTCCGAAGCGATGACGATCTCAGCCTTGCCGGCCTGGTTCGCGAACGAGTGCGTGACCTCGCGCTCCCGCTTCTTCACCGTCTTCTTCTCCCCCGCGGTCAGCTCGCGCTTGCGCTTGTGCCAAGCGCGATCGAGCGCCGTCCCTTCAGCGTCCGGCGTGAAGATGCGCAGCTTGCGCGCCTCGCGCACGATCGGCATCAGCTCGTCCATCGACGTCGCGGCCGCGAACTCCGCAGCCCAATCACGCTTCGCTGCCGGTGCCTCCTGCGCGGCGGGCTCGTCCTCGAGGCGAATGTCACCGAGGAGATCGCGGAACATCTGCCGGAACGCGAGCATGCGCACCGTCCGGCCGAAGTGCTGCATCGGATGCGCGAACCAGAGCGCAAGCCACGCCTCGTCCGCGGGCACCTGCTCATCCCAACGCGCCGTGACACGAGCTGGGAACCGCACCTCCTTGCGGTACGTCTCGACGCGCGCGAACGTCGGCACGCGGAACTCCTCCGACGGCTGCCAATGCTCCGCCCACGCCTCGCCATCGTTCGAGAACTCGACCGGCGTCGCCCCATCCCACAGGCCCGAGGCATGCACGATGCGCTCCACCTCGCCAATGGTCTTGACCTCTACGACCTCGCTCACGCCTTCTTCCCCTTCTGCTGCAAGAGACGCTCCGTGCGCTTCGGCTTCTTGTAGCCGAGCTCGATCGCCTCGCTGATGTAGTCCTGCGCGGCCGCGCTTGCCCGCGCGGCCTTGTCCGTCAGCTCCTGGTATGCACCCCGCTCGAGCGGCATCGCGTCACCCCAGGCTTCGAGATCCACTTCGTCCTTCCACGACACCGACAGCTGAAACCCGCCAGACTCGCCCGAGCGCACGACACCGAAGCGGCGCGCGTGCGGCTCCGCATTCGCGAGCTTCTTCAGCTGCGCGGCCGCGGCCTTCTCCGCCTTCACCGCGACGTCGGCCGCGTTCTTCGCTGCCTGCCATGCCTCGTTCGCCGCGGCGAGCTCATCCGGCATCTCGTCCACCGGCGGGCATCCGGCCTCACGCCAGTCGATGAACCGCGCAGCACGCTCCGCAAGCCAATCGATGTACTCCTCGTCGCGTGCGACCTCGAGAATCGTCGGCCCGTCGATCGGCGGCTGCTCGTCCTCGTCGCGCACCTCGAACGCATAGAACCCGCGGGCCGCGCCCATGACGAGCATCTGCCACTGCATCTGCGCGAAGTGCGCCTCCGGGATGCCTACCTCAGACCAGCCGTGCGCGTGCGACTTCACCTCGACAATGAGCCGCTCGTCCCCGAGCTCGCCAATGCCGTCCGGCGTCGCCCGGTAGAGGTCATCGAAGTCGGCACCCCACAGCGCCGCGTTCGGCTCGACGTGGCCGCCGAGGTCGCTCACGTGCTCCGCTACCGCGTCGATCAGCGCGGCCTCGCGCTCCGACCCGGCGCGCGTCCACTTGTTGCCTTTGAACGTCGAACCGTTCAGCTTCGTCTCGAGGATGCGCTGCCGCGTCGATGCCCCACCGCGGGCGATGTCGAGCGCCTCCGAAGCCGTGACTCCCTCGCCTCGTTCTTCCAACCAGACGTCGCGTGGCGCGTCGGCCTCAACAACAACGTGCCCAGGCTTAAGCATCTTCGTTCTCCTCTACGTTCGTGAAGTGGATCCGCTGCACGTTCTGCGCTGCGTCGCGGAATAGGTCATTGACGGGATCCGAGAAACCGAAGTCGAGGTCGAGCTCCTGCTCGCCCTGGCGCTCCGCGCGGTGCGCTGCGAGGTGGTGGAGGATCTCGTCACGAGCACGGCCATCCGTGATCGGTTCGGCGTGGATGATGCCCGCGGCCGGCGCATACAGCGGCCCGTCCGGCGTGTGCGTCACCTTCGTGTAGGCGCAGTCGACAACGAGCACGACCACGTGACGGCCTTCCGGTTCGCGTACGAGGGCCGGGAACAGCACGTCCATGCCGTTGCGGCGGTCGTCGTCCGGTAATGAACTGGCGAGTTTGACGCCCATTAGATGCCTGCCTTAATCGTTGAAACGTTCATGAGTTGGTTGGAGAGGTCGCGCATCCGGCGCGCCTCGATGACCTGCGGTGCGGGCGGCGTGCCATCGGGCACCCACATGAGGCCGGGCACGACCTTGCCGTTCGCGATCGCGTGGGCAGCGTCTGCGACGAACTGCCAGTCGCGCGTGAAGTAGGCGATGTGGTCGCCACGCTTCACACACCAGAAGCGGAGAGTGAGGTGCGTTCGCTGCACGATCTGCGTCTTCATCGCACCTGCCTCCATCCGCAGCCGAGCACCCACCAGAACAGCGGGATGGAGTACGCGAGGTCGAAGTCCTTGCCCAGCGACCACGCGGCCGGGCCGGCCACGGCGAGCACGGCCAGCACGATCAACACGAGCCAGTTGATCCACTTGCGGTCGGTCACGACGCCACCTGCGCAATCCCACGAGCAATCACCGTGTCGAGGTGGCCCTTCAGCACGCGATACTTCGCGGCGTCGGCCGGGTCATGCGGCGATGCCGTCTCGAGGTGCTCCGCCAGACGTCGCTGCAGCGCGCCGAGGATGTTGAGGTGACGCATCAGCGCACCTCGTCAATCAGAATCGGGTCGTCGTGGCCGTCGTCCTCGATGATCGGGTCATCGACGTCGGCACCGTGGCGGCCGGTCGTGCCGCGCAGCGCGAAGTACAGGTGGTCGAGCATCGACAGCATTACGCGGCCACCTCCACCGCGACGAGGCCCCAGCGTTCCGCGGCGCGCGCGATCGCCGTCGCGCCCTCCGGCGTCACCTTCAGCGTGTGCATGAGCTCGCCGCGGAACCGAGGTGCCTCGTGGTTCGGCACCGGCCGGAAGTACGCGCGCTTGTCGGCATACGCCGAGTAGCGGTGCACCTTCTCCTTCTCCTGGCGCGACTCCGACCAGCGCGTCGAGACCTCTTCGTAGATCCAGTTCCGCTCGATAAGTTTCTGGCGCAGGAGCCCCTCCGCGATGCCGAGCGACTTCGCGACGTTGCGGAGCAAGCGCAGATCCTCGTCCGTCACGAACGTCTCGACGTACTCGACCTTCGGTGCGTCCTCGATGACCTTCGCCTCGAGCGCGGCCTTATCCTCTTCGGCTTCGAGCACCATGCGTGCGAGGTCTGCGCGGCTCAGCTCGCGCGGCTGCTGCGCACGGAACTTCTTCTCGACCTCGATGAAGTACTGGCGTGCGCTCCGGCCCTTCGCGCTGCGCTGGATCATGCACAGCTCCTTCGCCATGTCGAGAGTCAGCGCGTGATCCAGCCCAGGCCGGCCGCCAGTGCTTTCAATCCGAACTGGTTGAAAGTCCGTGCCTTCGGTGAATCCGTACGCGAGCATGCGAGAAATCCAGACGTTGTACGCACTTCCGATTTCCAGGAACTGCGCGAGTGCGCGTCCCGACACTGCGCGCTCACCGTTTTCATCAACCTCTATGGGGATGAGTGGCGTGCTTGTTACGATGTCCATTGACGAGTCCTTCCATGACTCTCCTGGCCTCCGGCAGCTCCAACTGCGCGGGGGCTATTTCTTTAGCTAGACGCGCTTGATGAGCGCGAGCACGTCCCCTACACGGAACCGTCGATGGTTCGCTGGGGTTCGGAAGACTGGGAGAATTCCCTTGTCCCCGTAGCGACGCAGAGTGTCTACTGAGACTCGTGCGATCCGGGCTGCTTCGCTGACAGTGACGAGTTCGTCAGCATCTTGAGTATGCGTAACTTCCATGGCCCCAAGTTACGCATACCTCACATCACGGTGTCAACCCGTCACTATGACAACTTCATAAGTTGCCAACACTTGCACAAGTTTGCATAGGGTGAGAGAATTTCGCTATGACTACGCAATACGCCTACGCACCTGGCCAAATCCCGGTATGGACGTTCGCGGACAAGATCCGCAAGGCGCGCGACATCACCGGCGACAACCAAAAACAATTCGCTGACCGAATCAACATCACCGCAAGCACCCTCGCGGCCTACGAGACGGGTCGCTCGACCCCTCGATTCAAAGACGCTGGCAGCCTCGCCAACCGTCTTCAGATCGCGACGGGCATTCCGGCTGCGTGGTTCCTGGTCGAAGACGACCCGAACACGAGCGGCCCCGGAAACGAAAAAATGCCCCTCACTCCGAAGAGTGAGGGGCTGAAGCTCCCCGAGATGGACTCGAACCATCAACCTGCCGGTAACCAGTATTCGGAGGTTGCCGAGGTCATTCAGCTGCCCGCCCGCTCGAACCTTCCCACGTGGGACGGCGAAGCGGTTATCACGGAGCTGTTCGCATGAGCACTGTCATGAACCGCGTCGTGTCGCTGGACTCGCAGAGAATGCGATCCATGACCACGTATGCCTTCAGTGACGCTCAGCTCATCGACCAATGGATCATCTCGCTCAAGGCGCGCAAGCTCGCCGCGCGCACCGTGAAGATCCGCCGCTACTACATCGAGCGGCTTGCACGCCGCGTCCCACTCATGACCGCGACCCTGGACGACCTGCAAGGCATCCTGGCCGAGCACGACGAGTACAAGCCCGAGACCATGAAGTCGATCCGCTCAACCTGGCGCGGTTTCTTCCAGTGGGCGGTGCTCACCGGCCGCCTCGCGTCCGACCCGACTCTCGGTCTCCTGCCGATCCGCATTCCACGCACGATCCCCCACATCGCACCCGACGACGACGTCAAGCGCGCGATGGATCGCGCGTCACTCCGCGACCGTGCGATGCTGCAGCTCGCGCGCCTCGCCTGCCTGCGATTGACCGAGCTCACCACGCTGCACACCGACGACCGCCACGGCGACTCCATCATCGTCGAGGGCAAGGGCGGCAAGCAGCGCCGGGTCTACCTGCACCCTCACCTCGAGCACACCCTCAACGAGCTCGAATACCGGCAGGGTCGCGGCTGGTACTTCCCCGGAATGGGCGGCTCACACATGCACCCGATGAGCGTGAACAAGATCATCACTCGCTTGTGTGGTCACAACCCGCACAGTCTCCGTCACGCCGGCGCAACCTCGGCGTTCAGGCAGACCAAGGACCTCCGTGCCGTGCAAGAGATGCTCGGCCACTCAAGCCTCGCTGTGACACAGCGCTACCTCCACGTCGACGAGGACGGCCTGCGCGCCGTCTCCGTCGCCACCAGCCTCGCCGCATAACAAAGGACACGACCATGGACATCACGAAAGCTTTCGACACGTACAGCCTGCTCGCGTTCGAGTACCTCCTGCAGGGCGATACCGACCGCGCCCGCGACATGGCGGCGCAGTATGCGCAGCTGCGGGACGAAACTACGACCGACATCGAGCGCGAGGCGAAGCTGCCGATCTGGGAGCTCGAGCAGCAGCGCGCGTAGACTCGCCCGCATGGATCTAGAGGAAGCTCTCGACGTGCTCGGCGGCCTGCTCGAGCGGGATGTGGCGGGGTGCCTAGGGCGGTCGAAAATGTGGGCAAAATGTGGGCACGTCCAACCCCAAACTCTGAGTTTCTAGTTCGCGTGGAACTTGCAAGGTTTACCGGGTTCTCCGAGCACCCCCGGAAACGCAAGAAAGCGCCGGCCTCCACACCCCGCAGGGAATGAAGGCCGGCGCTTAATCTGCGTCGAATGAAGGTTATTCTGCGGCGTGTTTGCCGCTCGTACCGAGTGCCTGAAGCGCGTCAGCAGCGCCGGTGGGCTTCCACACTGCCGAGTACGCAGCCTGACCGACACCCAGCGTCAACAGTGCGTTGAGGATGCCGACACCGAGGTCGTATGCCTCGCCCGTGGCGAGGGCCGCGCCGAGCTCGGTCAGCACACCGGTCGCGATGGAGAGGGCGACGAGCAGCGCGCCCTTCCACGCGCTCGACGTGACACGGGACGTGACGAGGCCGACGAGTGCAGGGATGATCACCGCTATCGCCAACGAGACGAGGAGGGACGGGGGAAGGGTGAAGTCAATCATGCGAAACCTCTCAGATAGTGGGGTCGTGCGGGTGGGGGTGGGGTCATGCCTGACTCGATCCAGATGAATACGGCATCGAGCTCTTTGGTCAGCTGGTCTGCTTGGCGCTCGGCCGTGTCGGCGCGCTTCTCGGCCAGGTCGAGGCGCTCCTCGAGCTTGTCGAGGCGTGTGCGCATTTCCTGGTAGAGCTTCTGCCATTCCTCGGACGCGGACGCGGCATGCTCGACCGTGGCGTTGACCTTCGCGGCCTCCGCCGTGATCTCCTGCGCGCGGCCGGTGCGCTGCGCTGCCTTGTAGACCAGCCAGGCCGAGATGAGGGTGACGATCGCGGTGATCGCCGCAGTAATGATCTGTTCAGGCATTCGCATCGTCCCCTCCTGGCAGCCTGATCGGGTCCGTCGTCGCCGGCGGATCGGGCGGGTCAGCGACCCCCGCGGCGGCGTACGCGAGTGCCGTGTACGCGCTGTACGAAATCGCGGAGATCCAGCCCGTCCCGTTCCCGCCGATCGCCCACGACAGGACGAACACGAGCGCGAGCGCCGAATACGGTGCCATGACCGCGCCGTACGCGATGCGCTCGAGCCGATCCGCACCCCGCAGATGTGACACCCCGACAGCGACCGCGATACATGCAAACGCGCCCGAGATCATCATGAGCGCGCCGAGGTGGTGCGGCGCGAGCCACTCCACCCACGCGAACGCACGGTCACGCGAACCGCCAGGCATCGGGGACGGGAACAGATAGGACGCGCCGAGGAACAGCTGCGCGACCCCGATAATGCCGAGCAACTGCCGGCGCGTGGTTGCAAACCGACGCATGAACATCCCCCTAGCTGCTGAGTCGCTTCACGAACCCAGCCCACGAGTTCTGGCCGAGCACGCCATCAATGGGTCCGGTGTAGCCGCCGCCACGGGCCGCGTACTTCTGCATGCCCTTCGCCGTGTTCACACCGGGTTCGCCGTCGATCGGGCCGGAGTAGTAGCCGTAACGCGTCACCGTGCGTTGGATGCCCTTCCACGTCTCACGGCCGGGCACACCGTCCGCGGGGCCGTCGTATCGCCCGAGGCGCTTCAACCAGCTCTGGATGGTCTTCCACTGCGCCTTGGTTGCGGTGGTGCCGATACCGAACGCGGTCGCCTCCCACGAGATGCGCGCCGGCGTCGCCTTCACCGGGGCGGAGGCCTTCGAGCCGCCCGCCGAGCGGATACCGGCGCGGTAGTCGTTCGCGAGCTTCAACAGCTCAGCCTTGCGGCGCTGGAGATCACCGGGGCACGCGGTCCCGTACGAGGCGCGGTAGCGTGTCCACAGCTCCTGGTGTGTGATCACGTTCGTGTCGTTGATCTCGAAGCCGTAGCGGGCCGCGACATCGGCGATGAGCTTCGCGAGCATGTGGAACGACGCGATCGAGACAGGCCACGTGCCGCCCGCGCGCGAGTTCGCGACCTCGATCGTGACCCCGCGCCCATCCCAGGATGCGGATGCGGAAGTCCATGCGCGTCGGTCTTCGTCCACCGTGCACACGAGCACGTTGTCCTTGAGTGCGTAGTTCGCGGAGACAGTACGACCGCCCGGCTTGAACAGGTTCAGAATGGCCTGGAGGCTCGTAGTTGCGGCGTGGTGCACGATGAACCGGTCGACCTTCGCGCCGTTACGCGACGAAGAATCAGACGTGAGTTCAATCGAAGTAGTCAGCTTGGAGTGCGTCATTAGAACTCGTCCTCCTGTTCGGCCTCGATGATGCGTCGCCACGACTCCTGCACGGCCTCGTCGGAGACGGTGGAACCGTCCTCGCCGTTAATGCGGAGTTCTTCGAGCTGGTCAGGGGTCGGGGTGATGCCGCGGTGCGACGGGATGAACGCCATGAGGTTTTGTCCTTTCGGGTGGCACGAAAAACGCCGCCCAGTGGGAGCGGCGTGGAATGTTGTCGAGTTGTTGCCCTACATGTCGCAGGGCACGGTTAGAGTGCTGCTTATGCGCCGATACCTCGCCCTAGCTGCTCTCTCCTCGACCGCACTCTTGAGCGGGTGTGCGGGCGCGGGAGCCGAGGCCGTGCAAGACACGAAAACCCCAGCACCAACACCCACAGTGCAAGCGAGCGCCGAGCGAGACAGCGCGGTCGAAACCTGCTACCAGGCGGGCCTCGACTCGATCGCCGACGACTACGCGCACGCCGTTAGCGAGGACATGCCCCTCGAAGAGATTTGGGCACGCCAGCACTCGATCAGCGACCCGACCGTTGAGGCGATCCCCGGCGGCTACTCGGTACTGTTCGAGGGCAGCTCACTTGAAGGCGGCTTCCCGTCGCACCTGTGCGAGCTAGTGGACGGCGAAGCCACCATCACGGTGGTTAGCTGAGTGGCTTCGGCTCCTTGGGGACACCCTTGAGGCGATCCCAGAACCCGTTCCAGATGATGTTGTTCCATCCGCCGCCCGAGGTCAGCCCACCGCCGGACCTGCGCGAGTAAAGTTCGACGCCCCGGCAAGTGTTCTTGCCGACAGCGCCGTCGATGGGGCCGCTGTAATACTTGCCAGCGGTGATCGACCGCTGAATGCCCTTGATAGTGTTCGGCCCCCACGCGCCGTCAGCTGGGCCCGAGTAGCGGCCGATGCGCTTGAGTTCTGTCTGGATGCCCTTGCGGATTGCGTACCCGGTCGGGTTTCCGGTGCCGCTAGGTTCTGCCCAGAGACCTTGAGCCGATGCTTCTACTACGTATCCGTATGCCATTGGTTTCCTTCCAGTGAGAAAACGCCACCCCGTTTGGAGTGGCGTTGTTATTGGTTCCGCGACGGTCGCCGCGGCCTCCATGTGTGGGTGGTTCAGCGGTCGAGACGTTTGGTCTCTGCCGTGAGCTCGCCGCCGCGCAGCCGGGGCCAAATTCTTACGTCCTCCTGGCCTAGCGACCACAGGGCGATGCCGGAGAGGTCGTAGTCGAGCCGTGCGCGGTCGCGCCAGTGCACGATGGTTTCGGCGTCCGACCAGTACGCGATGAAGCTCCCTGCTTTGTCGAGGCAGATGACGCGGCCCACCCAAACGTCGTGATCGGTCGCGATCACCTGCACGTCGACGGGAGTGTCAGGGAAGACCGGCACGTCTTCCCAGTGGTCGTACACCCAGTCGAGGGAGATGGATCGTGTCTCGCCCTCGCGAGTCTGTTCCTCATCGATGTCAGCGAGCGGCCGGAAACGGCCGTGACTGTCCCACGTGATGCCGTCGCGCTCGAACCGACCCAGGGTCTTCTGCCGGCCGCCGATCTTCACCGTGACTGCCTCACGTGGCTGATACCACCAGCCGTCCCCGAGGTAGACGTGATCGACCCATGCCGTCGCCGTCGCTGTGAGGCCGACAGTGCCACCCGAGGGCGTGGCGTTGACCTTGAGGTAGCGGGTCGGCGCGGTGTTCTCGTTCGCCGCCCAGTACGCGCGCACGCTGTTCTCGCGTAGCCGGATCGCGAGCACGAACCGCGACTCGCCCGCATCATCCCCGACCGTGCGCGCGGGTACTGAGGCGGTGCCGAGCACCGTCGAGCCCTGCCGGATCCGGAGCGTGCCGGTGTTGTTGACCTCGACCGTGTATCCGCGCGCGGTGACGCCGACCCAGCCGGCCGTCGCGAACTGGCCCCGAATCTGCAGGTACACCGAGCCGGTGAAGCTGTTCGCGAGGTTCAGGCCCCCGGTGCCGCGGTACTGATGGTAGGAGCGGCCTTCGTTCGACCACTGCTCCCAGTCGCCGTTGTAGTAGTTGCTGAGCTGTTGCGCGTTGCCCGCGTTGTCGTCCATGATCGTCGCCGCCACCGGGTAACGCTTGAGCAGTTCGAGCGTCATTGTGAACCCGGACTTCGGAGAGACGTATTGGCCGTTCACGTCACGCACGGAGCGCGCGTTGAGCCGATACGTGCCGCCCTCCGTGGTGCTTGAGTTGTCTGTGACACCCCACATGCCGCCTTGATCGAGCGCCGACGGGACGCCGTAGCGAACCATGTACGGTTTCGACTCGAACAGGTCGCGCGTCATCCGGGTCGTGCCGGAGTCCCAGTAGTAGGCGTCGCGCCAGTCGTACACATCGGTGAAGCCCCACGCGCTCATCGAGTCTCGCTCGCGGAACGCCAACCATCCGATGCGGTGATGCGACCCTGAGCCGGCGGGGTTCGTGTCGCTACCGTCCTGCGCGCGCACCCCGGAGAAGTGCTGCCAGGCCGCATAGTACGTACCGGAGTCGCCGCGAAACCGCCACCCGAGGTCAGCCGGGTACGTGTCGATGCGCCAGAAATAGGCGTACAGGGGGAGCCCCATCAGAATCTTGGACGGCTCGATCTGCGAGGTTGCCCATTCGTAGACGCCGCGCATCCAATAGCCCGGCGAGATAGGCCCGGGCGCTGAGCCCATCCACGCGAAGTCGTAGCTCATGATCGCGACCTGATCGAGAATCTGCCCGAGCTGCCGGTAGCGTGCCCAATCCTGGCCACCCACGGAACCGTCGATCGTGAGAGGTGGGAGCGCGGCCGAGCATTCAAGGCCGCGCGCGTGCGCATAATTCGCGATCTGCCGGAACAGATTCTCCGCAGCAGGAGCGTTCGCGATGCCGCCGCCCGACTCAAGGTCGATATCGATCCCGGTGAGCCACGGCCGCTTGTCGAGTGCCTTGCCCAGTCCCTCGATGAGCTTCGCGCGCGCGGCCGCGTTGTTGCGGAGCGCCGTGAAAATGCTCGCGTCGCCGTCATTGCGGAACGCTAACCAAAAGTTGAGATGTGGCCACTTTTCGCGGTACGGATTCAACAGATCGGCGTCGAAAGTTTCAGTCAGGTTTCCAGCTGCGTCGACGCGCCAGCCGAAAATCGACAGGTCGGTGATCTGGTCGCCGTAATGCTCCAAGACGAGGCGCGTCCTGTCATTGAACAAATGCCCCGTCCAACACCAAGTACGGTCGCTCACGTGGCCTCCTAGGCGCGTTCGCGCCACTCGATAGTGAGATGCACCGGCACCTCGGTGTCGACGGGTACGTGCCCGTCTGAGCGCTCCGTGAGCATCGGCGGTAGCCCGTAGCCGTGCGTGGCCGTGTTGCTGCCGCCGTCGACCGTCGCCGTCTTGTTGATCGTGCCGAAGCGGTACGAGCCGACGCGCACTGCGCCGACCGCCGAGGGCCGCACCGTCATCGTCGTCGGTGCCGCCGTGTCGTTGTTCGCGAGCACGAGCACCGTGTCATCCGAGCGCGGCAGCACCCCGTTGCGGTATTGGCGGCCGCCCGTCCGGATATTCACGTCCAGCGGATGCGGGACGACACCAGACGGGTCGCCGGGCTGCAGTTGTAGGTCGGTCACGTCGATGCCTGGTGAGTTCTCGTCGCCGTCGTAGATGAGGCGCAGCGTGACCGCCGCGACCTTGCCTTTGTTTGCCGGGATGCGAGACACGAGACGCATAGGTCAGCCCTCCCCGAATGCCACCCACCTGACGGCGTTGCCTGCTGGCACGTCCGACGACGTGAAGTTGTACATGCGGATGCGCACCATTGTCGGTGTCGGCACGAACGCAAACGAGATGCGTGGCGACACGGCTGACGCGAGCACGGTTGGCGTGCCCGAGAACGGTCGATCGAATGCCACTTCGACGTCCACGCCGCCGCCGTTCGCGGGAATGACTGCCGGTGTCGCGACTGCGCCGATGACCTGCTTCGGGACTGGCTGTTTGCGCCATGCCATTAGCGCACCACCAGTTCGTCAGGGAATGGCGCGAAGGTGGTGAACTCGATGCCGCCGCGCAGTTGCGTGGGCCGGTTCGTCGCTATCCGCCCGTCGAGCACCTGCGCCGTCCAGTAGATGACGCGGCCGTTGTAGATCGCGCACTGTGATGCGTGGATGCTCGTCGGATGGTCGTTGACCCAGAAGAACTGGTGCGGGAGCGCGGCGGTGGCCCAGGACGGGAGTTGGCCGAGGTTCGCGAGGCCGAGGCCGGTGGTGTCGAGCGCGAGGCCGGACAAGTCCACGATCACGCGGTTCTCCACACGGCGAAGCCGGAAGGACTGGATCGGGTCATTCGGCAGTGGAGCGGCGAGTCCAGACGCCGCGGTCTGAATGACCTGCCAGCCCGTGTCACGGACACGAGGCGATTTTTTGAGCCAGGCCAACTATCCCACCTCTTTCCAATCGCCCCAGACACCGTTGAACCGTGCCCGGTGCGCGACACGCAGCGTCTGCCATGTCGTGAGCCGTTGAATAATCCGGTCGGGGCTCGTCGGCGAGTACGGCAACGGCTCCACGATGCACGCCTCCATGAACGGGTAGTGACGTTCAGGAGTCGCGTCCGCGTTCGCGCGTTGAATGTAGATCACTGAGCGATCCGTCGCCGCGTCGAGGTCAGTCGTACCAAGATCCACGGTCGGCGTCGCACGCCGGAGCTTCAAATTCCAAGCCATTAGTTCACCCCCGGAATCGTGACCGGCACCGACCGCATCAGCGGCCACATCACCTGGCCGTTGAGCACGTCCGTCGTGTTCAAGCCGAAGCCACGCAACTGCCCCAACCTCGTCACGGCGACGCGCCGAGATGTGCCGTCCTGCGCGACCATCGCCGCGTCCGCTTCAGCGAGCGGCGCGACCGGCGCGACCGGCAGCATCCCAGCCGCCGTAAACATGACCGCTCCCGCCGCCGCCGGCTGCACGTTCAAGAACCCAACCCACACGAAGCCGTTGCGGATGCGCAGCCACACCGTGCCCGAGGTCACGTTGTTGAGGATCGGCGTGATGTCGAGCAGCCCGCTGTCGTAGTTGTCCTGCGTTACCTTCTTCAACCATGCCATCATGCACCTGCCTGCCATGTGACGGTGCCCGCATATGTGGCCCCCGCTCTCGCGTTCAAGATGCGCAATTTCCCAGCAAAGATCGACACGAGCCGCACTTCACCCGCTGCCGTGACGAGGTACCCCTCGCGGCCATTGACACCCGAGGGGTTCGGCACCGGGAGGCAATCGTTCGGGAGTTCGGCGGCAAGCACCTTCCCGCCTGCCACGACGGTGAGCCCGTTCGTGAGGAACGTCACCGTGTCACCGTCGCGCCGGATCGCGCTCTTGCCAGTCACGCCCGCGAGCGGCGCGAGTTCCTGCCACACGCCGCGGCCACGCCGCTTCAACCAGCTCATGCGACGCCTCCATTCGGGTACGCGCCCAGGGTCTCGTAGCTGATGATGCCGTTGATGCTCTGCGGACGCTCATCCGTCAGCACGCCGTTGACGATGCGATTCGTCCAATACAGTGCGGTGCCCGAGAAGATCACGACCAGCGCCGCTTGAATCGAGGTAGGGGATGAGTTCGCGAAGAAATACTGCGTGCCATAGGTTTGCAGCCGCGCCCAATCGGGGAGCGTGCCAAGGCGAGAGAGCCCCGAGCCAGGGAGTAGCTCGATGCCGGAGAAGTCCAAGAGCACATTCTTCTGCGTGCGGTTGATGAGGACGGTCTGGTCTGGTGCCGCGGCCCAGCCCGTCATTGGCACCGTGACCCATCCGGTAGACCTTCGAAGCCAAGCCATGTCATCACGTCATTTCGTAGTAGTCGCCAGTGTTCGCGTCAATCGCCCAGAACCCGACCGGCGCGGAACCCGTCGGTGCACCCTTCGTCACCATCACGTTCGTGAGCGAGGAACCGCCCTGCCCGGCCTCGACGGTCGAGACGCGAGCTTCGAGCGGGTCAACTTTCGCCTTCAACGCGGCCGGGGTGACTGCCTTCGTCGTGTTCGTGCCCGTCGTTGTTTCCGCCGTCGTCGCAAGGTGCACACCACCACGAGCCGAAGTGCTGGCGGCCGGGAGTCGCGCGGCCGCGAGCGTGCCAGACGTGATGTCCTCCGCCGTATGCACATGCTGCGCGTCTGCCTTGCCCGCGATGAGTAGCGCGTGCTCGTTCACATCCTCAGCCGTCTTAATAGCGAGATCTCGAAGGTCAGCCATTGCGCGTCTCCACATAAGCGTCGTAGATAGCCTGCTGATCGATGCCGCCGCCGCCCTGCTCCAACTCATCGACCTTCACACCGAGAGACTGCAGCAGCGCCGCCTGCATGAGCGTCAACGCCTCCAACTGCTCGAAGCGCTCGATCGTGTCCTGATCCACCGTGCCTCCTGAGATAACGCCAGCAATCCACGGCAACTCCGTCACGTGAGGGAGCCAACCCGAAGCACTCCGGCCTGGCTGCAGCATGATGTCTGCCACCGTGACGTTCACGCCCTCGAGCCGCAGCACCATCCGCTTCACCCGCTTCGACCCGGTACGAAACGTGCCGTTCATAGAACCCCCTCTAAACGAGCTCGACCGGGATCGTCTCCGACGTGCCGTCCTCGTACTCGACCGTCACGAGCGCGCGCAGCGGCGGCACATCCCCCGACGACGTGACTCGCGTGTGCATCGACAGCGCGTACTCGCCGCGGTTATCCGGCTGCACCGTCTGCTCAATCCACCGCGTCCCCTCGCCCTCGAACCGCACCGCGTAATCGCCGGTGCCGGTGCCGTCGACAATCGACACCCCCGACGACGCCCAATGCGCGAACGCGTTATCGAACCGCCCGTTTTTGAGGAGGTTGAACGGCACGAGATCGAACGTGCGGTTCGATGCGCCCGTGGTGAGCGCACCCGCCGTGTCATCACTATCCGAGCCGAGCTCGCGTAGCTTGCCCGACAGCGTGATGCGTGACCGCCAAGGCTGCACGATGTCGTGCTCGACCTTCACGATGCGCTGCGACTCACGAATGCCCAGCTCGTCATCGACCACCGTCACGGTGTCACCGACGTCGAACCGGTCGAGGTTCTGGCCCGTCTCGTGCGAGAGATCCGCAACCGTGAACTCGTACGAGTACGCCGGCTTGCAGCGCGCCGCGAGCGTGGCCGTCGCCATTGAGAGCATCGTGAACGGCGACGTCCCCGAAGAGAAATCGTACGTCGCCTCACGCACTTCGCTCGTGAAGGAGAAGTCCTCCACGTAGTCGAGGCCACCGTTCACCGACGAGATCGTGACGCCCTCCTCGTTGCGCGCGTGGAGGCGCGTGACCAGCGACGTCGTATCCGTGACTCGCTTCGACTCCGTGAGCCCGCGCCCGTAGAAAAACGCCACGCCAACGTCACGACCGCTCTTCACGACGAGCGAGACCGTCTTGTTCACGTTGTCGAACAGCAGATCGCCGCCATGCTGTTTCTGCACTTCGCGCAGCAGCTCGAGCGGCGAGCAGTCCTTCACCGTGTACGTTCGGCGTGTGCCGACATTCACCGCGGCCACCGTCCAGCCAGTGCCCGCGACCGCCAGCGCGATCACGTCGCCCGCCGTTGTCTGTAGGAACTCCCGGCCGTCGATCTGCCCCGCGTACGCGAGGTCGTAAAACAACGCCTCGCAGTACACCGCGAGCACCGGAACGCGCGAACGGCGCGCAGTGTCAACGCGACGGATTCGGTACAGATCACCCGCGACCGAGATCGGAGTCTCGTTCACGAGCGCGCCCGCGTGCCGGTGCTTCACCGGCACCGAGAATTCGAAGAACGCTTCGCCGTTGACCTCCGACGTCGCCACCGCGTCGAGCGAGTCGATGATCGCAACCTGCGTCGTGCCCGAGCCGACGATGATCGGCACGCGCGGATACCGTGCAGGCTCCGGCGCTTCCCACGTCGGCGGCTCCACGACCGCAGTGAACGTGCGCGTTGCCGTGCGCCCCCACGAATCCCGAACCGTCACGGTCACCGGGATCTCGCCAGCCGCCCACCCCGCGGTGAGCGTCAACGTCGAGCCCGTCACCGACGCCTCGAGCCCGACCACTGCGACTGTCCACGACACCTCGCCCGTATAGGTGGCCGAGAGCGCGACGGTCTGCGACCCGCGTTGCGGCACGACCTGCGTCGCGATCGCCGCGAGCGTCGGAGACGGCGGCAGCAGCTCGAGGCCAGTGAACGCATCGCCCGCGTTCAGCGGTATCTCCCACCGCAACAGACCAGTGAAACTTGTAGGTAGCGTGCCCGATGTCCACGACGTTCCACCGTCCGTAGACCGGTACGCCGTGGCGGTGCGCGACGGCTCGCGTCCGCCCGTCCACGACACCGGCTCCGCGCCGGTCGTGAGCGTGTGCGACGCATCCGCGATCACCGCAGCATCCGACACCTGCAGCTTGGATGCGGCGGCCTCGTTCGCGCCCTGCGCCCACGTGCCGAGGCGCAGACGTTCCACGAATTCCGAGAACACGAAATCGGCCGAGGGATGCGCCACCACGATGTCGTCAAAGTAGCCGCCCGCCCACATCGAGGACGACGGCAGGCCGGCGATGTCGATCGGCGCGGTGCACGCCGCGTTCGGTGCGCCCGAGAGCGACCGCACTGGCGACAGCCACGCCAGGTGCCCCGACCAGTGCACGGCCGCGAGCTGCGACGTCTGCGCGTCGAGGTCGACCAGCTGCCCGACCCACATCCAGCCCGTATATCCCTCACCCCAGGAGGGGGTTTCGTACTGGTCGAGCACGAGCGCGCCGGCCGCGTTGTAGACCTGATGCCGCAGACTGCCGTTCGTGTGCGACGAGAGATACGCGAGCGGCGCGACCGACCCACCACGACTGCTCATGAGCGGGTTGAACTGCATCGTGTAGCTCTGCGACACCCACATGCCCGTCAGTAGCTTGCCCGATGACGGCCACAGTCCGGCGAAGTGCGGCAGAGACAGCACGCCCTGCTCAGTGGCAGGGCTCACCAGGTTCAAGCCAAGGCGCGAACCCCACGGCCCCGCCGTCACGCCATGGTTCGACGCGCCGAAGCCCGGCACCGACCAGATATGCGTCGGGTCAACGGCGTCGCGCCACGTCCCCTCGTAGCCCTCATCGAATCGCAGCGCGGCGACCGGGTTCAGGCCCGGCAGATCAAGCGGAGTTTCGCCAGACCACGAGAGACGATCAGACCACACGATGTTCCCCCTACTGTTTGCGCGAGTTTGCCTTCACGAGCACCTGCGAGACCGTGCCCGTCGAGGCGACAGTGAGCGTGTACGCCGTCTTCGTCCATAACTCGAGCGGGTCGAGCTCGCTCATGCGAGGCACGAGCGAAGCGACCTTCGTCGTTCCTGCCCAGACCGCGAACTCAAAGTTCTCGAAGTCGAGGCGCATCACCTGCGCCGAGGTGAGCGGCCCGCGGATCGTGTTCGTGTACGAGCCGACCGTGACCGTCACCGTCTGAGCTGCCGAGAGCGTGCCGCGGATCTCCACCGTCGGCAGCGCCGAAGTGTTGCCCATGCTGCGCGTGAACGTCAGCGAGCCAGCGCCCGACCGCTGCCACGACTCATCCACGGCAGGCTTCCCGAACGGTGCCGCCTCGAAAAACGCGCGGCCCTTCACGAACCGACCGTGGCCCTCCCAGATGATCTCCCCCGAGAGGATCGCCTCCGGCCACACCCACTCACCGCTGCCGTGCGGGTCGAGATCCCGAACACCACGAGCCGGATCGACAAACTCAGCGAACACATCGGCTCGCTCAAGCGCCTCCTCGATCGTGGCACCCGAGACCTCGACCTCGAACACGAACTGCGTGCGCGACCTCGACACTCCCCCGACGATGCGGGCGAACATGCCAACCGAATCGATCTCATCCACCTCGAGCCCGTACAACGACGGCCACTCGACGAGACCAGCATCAACGCCCGGAAGCGTCTCCGTGTCCACTCCCCCGTAGATGAAGCTCATGCGATCGCACCTCCGAGCGTGACCTTGCCTTGTGCCCGCGCTGCCTGATCGGCACGGCGGAACAGATCCTGCGAGACTTCCTGCACTCGCGTATCCGAGTCGACAACCATCTGCCCGACCGACACGAGCGGCCCCGTAATCGTCAGCCCACCGGCCACCGTCGCTCCCGCCGTCATCATGTAGCGCGGCTGATACTCAACCGCCCGCGCCGCCTGATAATCGAAGCCGCCACCCGTCGCGAACGCCCGCGTCTGGCCCAGCTGCCGCAGCAGCCGAGACTGCACGTCCTCGAGAATCGCGAGGTTGCGATGCTCCATGCCGCGCTTGCCCGAGATGTACGCCTCGAATCCCGTTTCGGGCTCCGCGAACTTGTGAATGTTCAGGCCGCCCGAGTAGATCCCTGACGGCAGCGACCGGTACGGATTCTCGAGCGTGCCGTACCCGCCGTTCGCGAACGCCGACATCCCGTACGGGTACAGGCCACCGTTCGCGTTCGCATCACGGTAGCGGCGGATCGCATCGACCATGATCGTCACGGTCATGTTGCCGAGTCCGTTAATCTTGCCGCGCGCCGACGACGTGTTCGCGTCGACCTGCACGGTCGTCCACGTGCCGTTCGCGTCAGACTCGAAGCCATTCAGCTTGTTGTACGCCGAACCGGCCTCTGCGCCCATGTGCGAGATTGTGTACGTGCCGTTCGCGTCGCGTTCCCACGTGATGATCTTGCCGTCGGCCTGCGCTTTCTCGGCGTCCATGTGCGACACGGACCAGGTACCGTCCGCTTCCAGCTTCCACGCCAGCACCTCGCCGCGCGCCGCAGCCGCATCCGCATCCGCCGTCGAGATCGCAACCGTCGCGTTCGTCGCCGCCTCCCACGCATCCACAGTCGTGGTCGCAGGCGTCGAATCGCCATCCACCGTGACAGTGCCGCCCGAGCCGTTGATGTACTCCTCGAGCTGCGCCAGCTGCTCTTCAGCCTCCGTTGGGTCAGCCGAGAACTCGACCGACCACGTACCATCATCGAGCTGCGTCACCGTGAGGCCGAGGTTCTCAAGCTCCGTCTTCGCGTCATCCGTCATCGCCTCGATGATGATCGGCGGAATGCCGGGCCCGTTGAGCTCCCCGATTTGATCGAGAATGCCCTGCAGCTGCTCCTTCGTCGTCGGCATGTTCGACTCGAACTCAGTCTTCACTGTGTCAGGAATCAGCCCGTACTGATCAGCGAGCGCTTCCGCCTCCGCAGTGGTCAGACCCATCGCCTCAGCCGCTGTTATGAACGCATCGCGACCCTCCTGGATCGCACCCGTAACCTCTTCCATCGTGCCGCCGGATTCCTGCAGCTGCGCCGCCCAATCCGTCGTCGACTGCGCGAGATCGTCAAGCGCCGACATGTTGTCGCGGCCCGCCTGCGTCGACAGGTCGAGCGTCGCCACGAACCCGTCAGCGCCGAGCGACTCATTCACGTCATCGATCGCCTGCCGGAACCCGATCTCCGCATTCACGAGGCCCGACATGAGGTCGTCGTATGCGCGGATCGCATCCGCGAGCCCCTCGATCGCGGCCGCAGCCTGATCGGCTGCTGTCGCCTGCCCCTCGATCTCGCCCGTCAGCTCGTTCACTGATCCAGGCATTCCTTCGAGCGCCCAGTTCGCGAGTGCGAGCTTCTCTTCGTAGGTGTCGACAGCGCCTTCAACGATTCCCAGGCCTGCGGCCTGCGCGGCGAGCGCGTTCATCCACTCGCCCTGCACGTCCATCAGCGTCACAAGCTCGTCGTCCGGAAGCCCCTCAGCGTACGTAGCGAACGCAGCCGTCGCGGCCGGCAGGTCGGTTTTCGCGAGCTCTGCGAGATCCTGACTCAGCATGACCAGAGCACTGTTTGCTTCGCCGTACTCGCCCATCCGCGAGAGCGAGCCCCAGAACCCATCGAGCTCTGAGCGCGCGTTCTGCAGCACGCTTGGCAGATCGTCCCGGAGGAGCGCGATCGTGTCGTCGTCTTTGGTGAGACCCATCATCTCGCCGAGCGACGTCCACCGGCTCGCGCCAGCCTGAAACGCATCCACTGCTGAGACAGTGTTCTTCAACGCGACCTGAGCTTCTTCCGAAGACGCCGTGGTCGAGTCGACCGCATAGTTCAGCGCCTCGAATGCGAGCACGGCAGCGCCGATCACACCTAAGCCCTTGAGCGAAAACAGATTCTTGAGCGCACCAGTCGCCCGGCCAGTGTTCACCCCGAGAGTCTGAAGCGCGACGTTCGTCGCAACGATCTTCGGCACCAGAGTGAGGAATCCACCGCCCGCTAGGAGCAGCGCCGCCGCAGCTACGCTCCCCCACGCAACGACCGAGGCCATCGGCCCGTCGAGACCCGCGAGCCCGTCAGCGAAGAACCCAATGCCATCCATGACCGCTTCGAGCGCGGGCAGCAGCTGCGCGCCGAGCGTGATCGCCGCATCCGCGAGACGGTTCTGCAGAATACCGAGCTTCGATTCCGTCGTGCCGTAGCGAAGCTCTGCCTCCTGCTGCAGCGCGATGTTCTCCTCGAACGCCGTGTTACCCATCGCCACCGCATCACCGAATCCGGATGCGGCCGACGATGCACGGAGCAGCGCGTCACGCATACGGATCTCTGTGATGCCGAGATCCGCCAGGATGCCGAGCGTGCTCGACCCCTGCGATTCCGCATCCGCGAGGCCCTGAATGAACGTCTGCAGCGCCGCGGCCGGGTCGTTTGCCCACTTTGCCGCGAACTCGTCCGCCGACAGGCCCGCGACCTGCGCGAACTGCTCGAGCCGGTCGCCGCCCTCGTCCACCGACGCCGCGATGTCGATCATGACCTTCGACATGGCCGAGCCACCGGCTTCAGCCTCGATACCCACCGACGACAGCGCCGTGGCGAGACCGAGCACGTCGCCCTCGCTCATGCCGATCTGCGCGCCCGCACCAGCGAGACGCATCGCCATGTCCAGGATCTCCGACTCAGTGCTCGCGAAGTTGTTACCGAGGCCCACGATCGCGGAGCCGAGGCGGTCGACGTCGCCTTGCGAGGTGCCCATGATGTTCATGAACCGCGCGAGCTGCGTCGCCGCCTGCTCCGCGCTGAGGTTCGTCGTCTCACCGAGGTCGATCATCGTCCGCGTGAACGCGACCACGTTCGGCGTCTCGATGCCGAGCTGGCCGGCTGCCTCAGCGACCGCTGCGATCTCCGCGTGGGAGGCAGGGAGTACCGACGTCATGTCGCGCAGCCCCTGCTCGACCGCTGACAGCTGCGCCGGCGTGCCGTCGACCGTTTTCAGTACGCCAGTCCACGCCGATTCCCAATCCATCGCAGACTTCACAGTGAGCGCCGTGCCAGCCGCCACCGCCGCGCCAGCGATGAGCATCTGCCCGCCGACCTTTTCAGCGGCACCGGCCCACCGCTCGCCCCACTGATCTACGTTCTCAGCGCCACGAGTAACCGCGTCCGTATGCTTTGCGGCGGCCTGCATTCCCGAGATGTAATTCGCGACATCGGCCCGGAGGCTTACCTTCACCGTCTTTTCGGTCAAAACGCCTCCTATAGTCAGGGCATGGAGCCCACGACTTTCAGCCACGAAGAAACTTCGACCAAACGCCGAATTCCGTGGCGCAAAATCGCATACGCCGGTATTGGCATCTGCGTAATCGGGCTATTCGTCCCGGCCGCGATGTATTTGAACGCACCACGGGGCGCAGAACTCGCGACTCGGGAGTGCCAGGACACCGTTAAGTCGCGGCTTAACGACCCAGAAGTCGCGCGATTCTCCGAAACCAGAGCGGAGATGGACGACAACGACCTCTATTGGGAGGTTGTCGGGACGGTGCGTTCCACCAACGCATTCGGGGCAGTCGTCCCAGCCACGTTCGCCTGCACTGTTTTTACGAACGACAACAACGCACTGGTGATCAACTCGTCAGTCCAGTAGCCTCACTGGCCATACGAACGAGCTCATGTCCGCGTGCGGGTACGCCTTCTCGTACGCCTCTCGCCGCTGCGCCACCGCCGCGACCGCGTAGTTCTTCCCCGGTCGGCCGTTCTCGTCGCCAACCCAAAACTTCGCTTTGTTCTCGATGTCCATCTCGTCCTCGTACGGAATCCCCCGAGGCGAGATCGATTCCTCAGCGAGACGCGCGGCCTCGAACATCTCGATGTCTTCCTCGTTGAACTCCGGCTCACGCTCGATCGTGAACCCGCCATCACCGTCAGGAACGAGCCGAACCTTCGGCTCTTCACCCCACAGACGGCGCGGCGAGATCCCGAGCCGCTCCGCCAGCCGAACTTCTGCGCGAAGATCCGGCTGGGCCAGCATTATTTTTTTCGGTCACCGAACCCAATGCCCGACGGCACCGAGTGCAGCGTCATGACCGTCTGCGTCATGAGCTCGAGATCGCCCTGCGTGACGATCTCCCCGAAGTACTTCTGCCACGCCTCGTCAGGAATATCGGCTTCTTCGCCGTCATCCATAACCTGCGTGGCCTTGCGCATAACGACTTCGATCGCGACATCGTACGGGTTGTAACCCATACTCCGGAACGATTCGCCGTCGGTCTTCTTCGCGGTGTGCTTTTGCCGGATCGCGAGCCACTCCGCCTTGCCCTGGCAGGCATAAACACGGATCGTCAGCGCGTCGTCGGCGTGCGCCTCGTCCCACTCATCGAGCGCTTGCTGCGCGCGAGCGCGCGACCCGTTCGCGAGCCGACCGTTGCCAGCGCCCGCGGCGATCACGGCTTTCGAGAGTTCGTCGCGCTCCTGCGCGAGCTGCCCGTTCATCACGATCGCGATGTCTTTGAATGCCGGTTTTGCGTCCGACAGCATGTCAGCGAATGACTTCGCCATAAAAACGTCTCCTACTCGTTCCCCTACTCAGAGAGACCGTGCGGGGCCGGGAGTAGGGAACCGGCCCCGCACGGGGTTTCTGTTGCTACGCGCCAGCGGTGAGCACGGTCTCGTCAGTGACCTCACCGTCGAGCAGAATCGCGACAGAGCGCGTGAACTCTGCAGCAGCGACGGGCGGGTCGTCAGTCTTGCGGCCGACCTCGCCGGGATAGATCTTGATCTTGTCGCCGGCCGCGAAGTCGGTCTCGTGATCGACGCCGCGACGCTCGATGACGTGCACCTTCGCGCCGGTCACGAGCACCGTGTCAGCCTGCGTTTCGCCCTCGCCCGTCTCCGGGTCGTAGCCGTACTGCAGCTGCAGTGTGTCGGTCTGCTTGCCCTGGCGCTTCTTCTCGTAGGGACGAGTGAGACGGTTCTGAGTGATCTCCTCGTTGCCCGGAGTGTGCTGGTAGCCATCCGTGGTCAGGTCGTACGTGATGTCGATCGCCGAGGCACCGTTGAGCAGCGCCGCGGTGACGTCCGCCACTGCCTCGATCTCCGCCGACGGCACAACCATGATGGTCAGGTTGCCGTCCGACAGCGGGCCGTCGACGCCGGGGTAGTTCTTCTTGATCGCCATGGCTAGGCACCCTTCTTCTCGTCAGCGGCGGCCTGGTTGACCGGCTGAGGCTTCGGCTTCGACGTCGCGAGCTTGTAGCCCATCGACTTCGCAAGCTGCTCTTCGACCTCGATCTCGCGGCCACCGTGACCGATGACGCGCACCTTCTTCGGCTCGTCCGAGCCGTACTTGAACTGAGCCACGATGGCCCTCCCTTGAAATAGAAAGAGCCCCACCTGATGGTGAGGCTCGAGTTGTGTTGCGGTTAGGCGGGACTGGATATGAACGAGTACTCGTGGAACGCATCCCACAAGCCGATGCCGGGCTCCTCCCGCTCCGGCCCAAAGTTTGCGGTGCGCCGGATACGCTTGCACTTCCGACCATCCACGGTCGGAGTGACACCCCAGCCGTTCGGCCGAGCGATCGCGTCCACTCGCTTGTGCAGCCAATCCGACTCCGCGAACGTCTTGCCGTAGCAGTGCGCGACGAACCCGACCTCGCGGGTCGAATACGCGCCAGTGAGACGCCGCTGAATGTCCGGCGAGTACGTCGGCAGGATCAGCAGATACCGGCGCATGACGCCGAGCGCCATGCCCGGATCAGTCGGCTCCACCTCACCCCCGAAGACCCCGAAGCCGTGCCCTTCGAACAGCGCCATGAACCCCGCGAGCTCTGCGCTGCTCATGACAGCGCGTCTTCCGCGGCGAGCATGATGCCCTTCACGAAGTCAGCCTCGTTCTCGTGCAGCGCGTGCGTCAGCGGCCCGCGTGCCGGGAAGTATCGGCTGCCGTACTCGTAGATGTTGCCGAGCGAGCCCTGCCCACCCTTGTTGAATCCGATGTCCGCGCCGATGCCGGCCGCGCTGCCCACCATGTCGTAGTCGACCGACCGCGGGATATGCGGCATACCCTTGACGCCCTTCATGAGGCTGCGCGCGTCGTCCTTCACATGACGAGCCGTGACCTCGACGGCCTTCCGCGCGAGCGGCGCAACCTTCGAGCCGACCGAGGTGAGGTCAGCGCTCAGCTTCCGCACTTCGCTCATGTCGAAATCGATGCTGTTCATGCGTCCGTCGCCTCCTCCACTGGTAGCCGCCGCAGCGTCGCGTGCGTCACCGTCCGATGCGCCTTCACGCGCACCTTCCGGCCGACGTTCGCGGCCGCGTTCCGTGATGCCGTAATCAGCACGATGTCGTCAGACCGCACTCCGCCAGACTTCGCGAACGGCAGCTTCAACGTGTACTCAAAGACGTCGATCTCACGACCGTCCTGCAGCTTCTCCGAAGCGCCGCCCGCGTTGCGCAGCGAGCACGGCCCCTCGTAGACAACGAGCACGCCCGGCGTGTACTGGCCCTCTTCTTCGCTCCACACGAGCGCGCCCTCACGAGTGATGCGGCACGTGTCTTTCAGCTCAGTTTCGGCTTCGTACTGCGCCATCATCAGGTCAACGTCCATCGACTCGCCCGTCTCCGAAGCGTCGTCGCGCGCCCTGAATCATGTACGGCGAACGCATCTCGACCGAACGAATACCGCCCGTCGAGCGGAACGGCCGATGCTTCCGCAGCGTCGCGAGCTGCGATGCCGAGAAAAGATCGCCCTTCTCCCAGCGCCGAGTGACTTCCTCGACCGTGACCGAGGTCTTGCCATCAGGATTGACGAACACCGACGCCGCCACCATGAGCACGATTGACGAGACATCCGAAGGAACGCTCTCGATCGACCAGTCCTCATGCTGGGCTTCGCCTCGAGCGAGATCCGAGATCACCGCGACCACAAGCGCCGCGCGGCTCTCGAACTCACTGTCTACGTCAGCGAAGCCCAGCCAGGTTGCGAGGTCAGCGACGTCTGCAAGCGGTGCGCCTGCCATGACGATCACCTCACTTTGTCGGGATGCCCTGCGTTTCGAGAATGGCCCGGATCTCCGAGGCTCGCGCCTCGTCCGGAACGGCGACGCCCATCTCGCTGGCGTAGGCAGCCCACGCTTCCGAGGAGCTGCCGCGGCCAGCCATAGGCGGCGGGTTCGGCGTGGACGATGCAAGAGCGTGGTCGCCGACCGTCGCCCACTCCGGGAGAGTGTCCCCGGCTCGCAAGAGCACAGCGACGCCCTCCGGAGTGGTTACCCAAACGTTGGCAGCGAGGATCATGCCGCGACCGTGGCGATGAACAGACGGCGCGCGTCCGACAGGATCGGCAGCGCAGCCGCGTCAACGAACGTGAACTCGCGGTACGGAGGGCCGATCTTGTCAACCACTGCCGCGATGCCGGGAGCCTCTTCCGAGCCGAACTCGTCAAGCTCGCGGTTCGCGACGAGCTCGAGCGCGGTCGCGGTCAGACCGAAGGTGGTCTGCCCGAGGTCGCTCAGCGACTCCGGCGTGAGCAGCACCTTATTCTCCGCGATGGTGCGGGTAAGCACGCCGTCCACGTCGACCTGAGTGTCGTACGGCGCGACGATGGTCGGGAGACCGTCCGAAGCGAGGTACGAGTTCAGGTCGTTGATGGTCACCGAGGTGCGGCCCGTCTGCGTGCCCTCGACCGCTGCGATGACCTCCGCGTTGCGGGTCAGCACGCGGATGAGCGACTGCGACATGCGCACTGCGCCGGCCGCGACACCGTTCTGGGCAATATAGGCGTCGTTCCACGCCTGCAGGTCGGACAGCGGGGTTGCGCCCGCGGCCGTCCACAGCGTAGCCGCGTCAACCTTGTTGTCGTCCGGCACACCGAAGTCGAGCTCGAAGCCCTCCCCGATCTCGCTCACAGTGAGCACACCGTCCGAGAGCACGTCGCCCCACGCGAGCTCGAGGCGACGCCACACGTTCTCCACGAGATCGGTGACGTCCGAGTAGAGCGCGTCGACAAGCGCCGACTCGTTCGTGCCGCCGATGCGCGCGAACTCCATCTTCAGACGCTCGTACTCGCCCTTGTTGCGCGAGTCCGACAGCGGCATGAGGTCGACCTCAGCCGTGGTTGCGGTGTCGCGATCCGAGACGTTGATACGGCCGTCGAAGGTGCGGTACTTCGCGGTGCGGTTGCGGCGCGCAATCTCGCCCCAACGAACCGTGTGCGTGGGCTTCGTGACGGTCGGGAACTGCTCGATCAGGTTCAGGCCCGAGGGAGTCGGCACCTCGCGGGCGAAGAACGTGAGTTCGTCCGCGGGTACGACGGAATCAAAGATGATCGCCATGGTTAGGCTCCTGCCGGTTCGGTCGGAATGGTGGTGGTTGCATCCGCGAAGCGGATGAGGAACAGCGCCTGGCGCGCTGCAGCGTCGAGCGCGCCCGTGCCCGACTTGATCGGCAGACGGCCGGGCTCGACCTCGCCGCGGTGCACACCGGCACCGCCGACGACAGTCGCGCCGGGCTCGACGGTCAGCGAGCCGAACAGCAGCTCGACTGCGGTCTCGCGGCCGTCGGTGGCCGTCGCGTCGTAGGGGCCGTACTCACCGGATGCGGTGATCTTTCCGAGCACGATGCCCGAGGGAATGTAGCCCTCCGGGTAGTGGTCTTCAGCATCGAACGACGCGATGTCGAGGATGATGCTGGGGTTCTCGCCCGGCCCCACGCCGGCCTGGCTGAGCAGCCACGACCGGTTCTCCGCGAGGAAGGACTTCTTACGCACACCGATGTAGGTCATGCTGTCTTCTCCTGATTGGTCTTGAAGCGGCGGGATGCCGCTGCCTTTGCTGATTCACGAGCGCTCTGTTTGCGCCCGCGTCCGGGACGGTTGCCGCCCTCTGGCTCGTATTCCGGCTGCCAGCCGGTCGCCATGCCGTTGCTCAGCTCGTCTGCGTCCTTGCGCATGTCCTCGAGCGAGTCACCGCGTAGGCGCTCTGCGAGCTTCATTGGCAGCTTCTTTTCGATCGCGACCCGGAGCTGCCGGTTCTCGAGCGAAAGTGCCTTGTTGGTGCCGCGCAGCTCCTTCTCGACGCTGCGCTGATGGCGGATAGTCTCCATGGCGCGCTCCTTGTCGAAGGTCTCGCCCTCGTCAAGCTCGTCGCCCGAGTCGTCAACCTCGTCGGTCGAGGCTGAGTCCTGGCCGGCGTCCTGCTGGCCGTCGTTGTCGTCGCCCTCGACCGTTCGGGTCGACCCGTTGGCGTCGTCAGCGGCCGAGTCCTCGACCGCTTCGTTCTTGTCTTCGACCTGATCGCCTGAGCCCTGCTCAGCCGTCGAGCCTTCGGTTTCGAGCTTCACGCTCATGTGTTCCTACCCTTCATCGGCCGCCGCTTGACGGCACAAAACCCCCGCCACGGCTTGTGGCAGGGAAGACTCTCTAGAACCAGCCCTCACGGCGGAGCTTGTCCATCTCACGGATCACGTTCTTGCCAACGGCCGCGCCGCCCTCGCGATCCTCCGCGCGACGTCGCGCCTCGTAGTACGCGTCCTCGAATTTCTCGAGCTGGTTCTCGTACCCCTCCGGCTGCAACTCGTCACTGACTGGCTGCACAGTGCACTTGCACCCGTCGTGGTACTGCGCGCCGAGTGATTGCGGGCCGCGCGTGCGGCCGCTGCGGCCCACTACGACCGCGGCCGCCGACGTCGCGGGCTCCTGATCCGAAGGAATCCAGTAGTCCTTCGTCGCGAGCATCGCGCAGAACCCGCAGGCGCCTTCCTTCGCGATGCGCCGCACCCGCGTGTACGTCTTCGACGTGTTCGTGACGGTCTCGCGCATGCCTGCCATCGCGTGCCGCATACCAGCGCCCGACACCGCAGTGAACACCTCGCGAATCGCACGGTCGATGTCGTATCCCTGCGCCATGAGATGCTTCGCCCGGTACGGGCCAAGCGTGACGAGTGACGTGACGACCATCTTCGAGTCGAGCGTTGCCGGCTTCAGCTGGAATCGCTTCGGGATCGCGCCCTCGTTCGCGAAGTCCGTGAGGAAGTCGCTCCCTGCGGTGACTGCCTCCTGATAGCCGCGCTGCACGACCGCCGACGACGCCGCGACCCACGCCGGGGCCGAGGCATCGATGCGAGTGAAGTCGAGCCCACCCATCGTGTTCGAGAGGCCGTCGAGCACGCCGCGCGCGATGTCCTGCTGCGCCTCGCGATAGCGCGTGAAGACCTCGCTCATTGCCCAAGTCCCGCAGCTGCGAGCGCCTGACTGTACGGGTCAGCCGCGGCCATCTCTTCCCACTGTCGCACCGTGTCCGGCGAGACGTTCGGGATCATGTTCCACAGCGCCTTCACCGGCACTTGCAGCTGCGTCGCGATCTTGCCAAGTGCATCGGCCATCTGCGACATCGACCGGATCTCCGAGTCACGCCAGTCCACAGCGCCGCGGTAGTCATCGAGGCCACCCTCGATGCCCAGCAGCCCGCCCGCGAGGCGGAACCACGTCCCCCACGACTCACCAAACGACGTCTCGTAGTTGTGCAGCTTGCGCTGCGTCGACGCTTCCTCCGCCGCCAGCGCGTCCGCGCCGTCCGACTGGTTCGACTGCGCGCCGATGATCGTCTTCTGCGGCACCTGCGCGAGCACCGCGAGCTCCTGCTTGTCAGACTTGCCCGCGTCGATGTACTGCTGCAGGTTCGTCGTCCCGAACGTCTGCGCCTTCGCGCCCGGATCATCCGCGAGGATCATCCGCTTCACCGACAGCTCGATGTTCTGCATGCGCGCTTCGTACTCATCGTCTGGCTTCTCCACACCGGAGAGCACCCGCACGACCCACGAAGCGTACGACTGCGCCACGAGGCGGTCGGCCTTCGTCTGATTCAGCGACGCCTGCGGCTCGATCAGCGGCTCAACTTCGCTCTGCACGTCGCCTTCGGCGTCCATCTCGCCGGTGAACCGAACGATCGGCGTCACACCGAGGCCGTGCGGCACGATCTCCATGAGATCAGTTCCGCCTTCGCCCTCGCGGAATCGGTAGATCGCGTCTGAGTCCATCAGCGTCAGCTCGTAGCCACCGCCGACGAGCTTCTGGCCGCGCGTCACCGCGTAGTCTGCGAACTCGTCAGCTTCCGCGTCACCGAAAACCGCGAATGCGTTCTTTGCCGAGTACACCTTCGACCGAAGACGGCCGCCGCGCAGCTCGAGGCTCGAGTAACTCATGCCCGACGTCATCGCCGCCTGATACAGCCGCTTCTGGCGCGTCTGCATCCGGTTCTGCGAGAACGCCAGCATCAGCTTGCCATCGTCTTCGATGCCCGGCGAGTACGAGCGCAGCTCGATCGACTGCGTGAGCACGCGCAGCACGAGGCCGATCATCCGCGTCTCAGCCTTTTCCATGAGGGCGTCGAAATCGTCGTCCGTGTCGCGAGGCTTGTACGGCATCGGTGTCTCACCGTCGCGCCACTGCTTCATCTCGTCGTAGTGCTTGCCCGCCTCGCGCATCCCGTTGAGGAGATCGCCAAGCGTGTCCTTTGCCTGGACAGCGGTCATCACCATGCTGACCCTCCCTTTGTTCGAGTGCGTGAGTTGAGCACGAGACGCCGCAGCATGCGTGCACCGACCGCCGCGACAGCGAGGTCGATCTTCTTCGGGCTCTCCGGCCCTTCCTTCATGAGGGAGACGCCGTGCCGCGTCGGGAACCGCTTCGCGTTCTTAACGTGCCGCGCAAGCTCCTTGTGGCCGGCGTGCGGGACTTCGCCCCGCTCCACCTCTTCGACCATGAGTTCCGCGGCGGCGACGAACTTCGCGCCCTCGCCATGAGCGTTCGACATGTCGAATGCGATCGAGTGGCCGCCCTTGCCTGGCTTCGCCCACACGAGCAGCTTCGGCGCGAGATCGCGGTGCCACTGATCGATGGTCGACATCCAATACGGGTCGAGCGTGCCGTCCTCGCGCGTGTGCGACGGGTCAGCGAAGAACGCGACCACCTTGTAGTCGCGCACTGCCTGGCGCACGCGCTGCGACACCTCGCCGCGAGGTGCCAGCCACGAGCCGCGACGAGCCTTCGGCGGTGCCTGCCACAGCCCGAGCGGGAACAGTGCGCCATCCGAGATCCGGCAGGCGACGAGCACCGTCGCGTCATCCGACTTCGATCCATCGAAGAACATCACGATCTCGTCGCGCGGCTGCAGCTGCAGGCTCGTGTCAGCGTTCGCGTCCCACCAGAACGGATCCATCCACGAGTCTTCGGCGGCCGCGATCTGGTTGAACCACTTACGACGCGACTCCGACGGCAGGTTCTTCGGATCCTTGATCGACCGCAGCACGCGAGCCGGCTTCAGCCACACCGCGTCACCGCGCACGGCCTCGACCGTATTCTCGAGCGCCTCGTCACCGTCGGTCAGCTTGATCTTCGGGTTCGCCTCGAGCGAGTCGTACATGACGCCGGAGAAGTCAATCTCATCGGGCCGCGCGAGGTGCGCGTCCATCGTCATGCGCGTGCGCTCGAGCGTCGAATCCGTGCCCGGCTGGAATGCGTTGCAAATTCCGAGGAACCGAGCATGTCCGGGGTTCTTCGTCAGGTTGCCATCCACCGCGCCATACATGTCGTGGCCACCGTTCGAGGCGAACCAGAACTGCATCTCGTTGCCCATCACGAACGTCGTGCGACCGCCCTCGACCGGCGTCGGGTTCGACGTCAGCGCCTCGAGGAACCGCGAGTCACCAAGCGCGTAGATCGTCGTCTTGTTGACCTGCAGCTGATACTCGCGCTGCGCGTCCTCCGTGAATAGCGTCGGGAAGATGCGCATGGTGTTCTTCGTCTGTGCCTGCGTCACCGCGAGCACCTGCAGCCAAGCGTCTTCTTCCTCGACCGCACCGTCCGAGCCACCCGGCCGGCACGGCCCGATGAGCTCGTTCGCGAGCACGACCGCGGCGAGCGGATCCTTACCCCAACCCTTGAGACGTTGGAGCCATCCCTCACGCGCATAAATGAACTCGTCGTGGTCATCGATCGCGTTCCACCACAGCCACCAGCGCGCCTGCTCCGCGGTGAACTTCCACGGCACATCACGCTTCAGCTGCAGCTTCTGCCCAGCCCAGACCAGCGAATCCCAGCCGATCGTGCGCTCAGGCAGCACAAACTTTCCGCCCTCGATCTGCCACGTCGGGCCGATCACATCGGGCTCAAACCCCTTCTCAAATTCCGGAGCGGGCTCGTTCAGTAGCTCCTGGTAGTAGCGGAGTATCTCCGCCGAATCGTCATGCTGAACGACGCGACGCTTACGCGCCACGGCTCCACCGAGCGTTCGCCGCCTTCTGCGCCGCAGCACGGCGCGGATCATGCGCCGCCGCCCCATCCGACTCCGGCAGCTCGAGCTTGCCAATGAAGTCGATGTACGCCTTGCGGTGCATCCGAACCTCACCGAGCAGCGGGTTCGCGACATCCTGACCCTGCGAGCCACGCACCATCAGCGGCGCACCCTTCAACTCCTTCTCAAGCCGAGCGATGAGGTCGAGCTCACGGCACGCCGCCTCGAGGATCGGGAACTCGTGCTCGTCCAAGTCGTAGACCTCGCACGTGTCGGCCCACAGCTTTCGAGCCCGCGTCGAGAGACCCGTCGGCGGCCGCTTCGGCTCACTCATCACGCCTCC